GTCTCCAAAAACATCAGAAAAAACTTCTATCGCATCTTCTATACCTTTTCTATTATTGAATTCACTTATATTATAAAATGTATATTTTTCCGGTACCATTTCAACGCAATTGTTCGTAATAATATTTATATTGGTTTTTTCTGGTAGATACTGTTTATAAAATAAATGTTGTCTTACAATAACAGGCTTAATTACACCTGAGTTCGTATAAACATCTTTATTAAAGGTAGATGGTACAATATTGAAATCTACACTATTAAGCGCATTTAACCATTCTTCAGGAAGTAAATCTGTCTCCCACACCGACACACCTGTAACAGTTGCACCTTTGAAATTATCACCGTATGTTTTTATATAACTAGGCCACAAATCAGGGGTACAATGTAAATATACCTCATCATAATTGTTTCCAACTTCTTTAATTTTTAAACTTTCACATAATATATCCACATAACTACTACACTCTTTAGTATCATCAAACACTAGAGGCAGCCATTCAATATTAAACCCTTTAATAAAAAAGTCTGTAATGTAACCTTTTGCAGCATTAGCATAACCACTAGAACCACTTTGACCAATATAAAGAATTCTTTTTTTGTGGTCTTCAATATTAATTGAACCGTTACAATATTTCGGTGGTGTGATTTTGGAATCTAACCCTACCTCAATTGACTCTAACCACTCTCCCCCTTTATGCGGCCAAATAATTAAAAATACAGGTTCAGAAGAACAGGAGAACGAAAAACAATGCTCTTTACTAACAGTTTTTAAATCAAATCTTTTAACTAACTGCCTATTATCATCCTCAAAACCACAAAAAACAAAATCATAATCTATTGCCCCATTAACTAGAGCTTCAGGCATAGTAATATTAAAATTAAAGTCCATGTTTATCTAATTTCTTTTGTATAAAAAATATTATAGTATCGGTATCGATAGATTCAACTAAATTACCACATCTTTTATATCTACAATTATTCATATGGCTATCAGTTTCAAGTATTGAATATTTTTTTAATCCTTGACATAAAGAATAACAAAAAGACTGGTTACCAATAAAAACTTTACCTCCATTAATAATTTCTATCAATTCTTTGAGCGTATCTGTTTTAACATGGTCTACAGGTGAGATATCATTGCAAAATGCTTCATGTTCACCTTCAAATCCCACAAAACCACATTTATCACCAAATCTCTGTATTATTTGTTTCCATGGAAATTTATAATTGTTATATCGGTGTGTTCTATTAATAATAATGGGTTTGTTTTCTATGGGTTTTTTATTTGCAAAAAGCCACGGTGAAGAAGAAACATTCCCAATGTTAAAGTGTTGTTTATGTAGTGATATAATATTTGTTGTTCGTATGAGTACAGCTTGATCATCGGTTAATTTTCCAGCAATCCAATCTTCGTACCCTTTTCTAAATACATTTAGGTCAATAAATTCACCATGAGGGAAATCAAAGCAAACATCGTTTATATAAGGAAGAGGTTCTAATATTTCTTTTACATTATCAAAAAGATTTTGGTCAAATCTTGTATTAAGATGCATACCTGAATATTCGTTTGAAATATAAAAATTACCCCCGCCTAAAGCTCTAACTGTCGGGAGTGAATAAATTATGTCACCCAATTCCCCTGAATGGTGAAAATTATTCAATGTCAATGTTTCTAGTAAGTTTATATTGTTCAAACCCATAAGGGAGATCAAAATCTTGAACAGTAGAAAGATTAACAAACGAATTTATAGCACTGCACATTGCATTACCCTCTACTCTGACGTTATTGGGTTTTACTACAACGGGTGTAATATGTTTATCTTTGAAACCCAACTGTTCAACATACGTAAATTGTTTAGCTTGTTCCATTTGTTCTGAACCGGAGGGCAATTTAAAGGACTCTTGATCAATTTCCCCTCTTTCATTCCAATCAAACTCTTTAAAATCATTCATATCTTGATAAACATATAAAATTTCAAACTTATCATTACCATATTGGTTCTTTAAAATGTCTGAAACTTCAACTAACTGTTGAATATCGTAATCTACGGGGTTTGCATCATATTGAGCAGCATGGTCGGGATGTTTAGACCAATACCAAACATACTTGTGTCGGACAAACAGCAATCTCCGTTCGTTCTCTTTGATTAACTTAACTAATCTCTTACTACGGCGATTATATATTTCATATGTTGCTTCTTCATTAATTCTATCAGTTTCTTGATTATTTTCATCCTGATAGTAGATCACATGAGCAAAATCTACACCGCTATCAGGATAAAAGTTTTTAAATTCATTTTTAAAAATATTTGCTAGGGCAGACATTTTTGTTACTTGCCAATCAAACGGAAAAGAAGATTTACGCATGTAGTTAAGTGCTTGACCAACACAACACCTATGACCCAAGCTTACAAAATAATCGAACTCTTTATCAAACAATGAATCCTGAGGAGCTTTATAAAAATTTGGAACGACCCAACCACTATTAGACATAATATATTTTATTAAAGTTGCTGGTTTAATCTATCAGGCTTAAACTTTTAATGCCATACCCCACACCAATAAGTGCAATCTGGGGCTAAAATTAAATCTATACTTCTTAGCTAGTTCAGCAACCATAGGAGCCTTTTCTATATGTTCCTCTCTACTACCACAACAAGGCATTAACCAAACCTGCCCAGTTGGTATATCAAACGGTACAATAAACTTACCGAAGACTTCATCTATATCTGACTCTTTATCAATAACGAACTTAAAACCAGATCCTCTATTAGCATGCCACTCTAAAACCTCAGGTTTATAGCGCCTATCTACAGGGTCTCCGTTATTACTCATTTTAGGAGATGTTGTAAATGTTGCACCTACTCTGGACCATTCTTTATCAGGCATAATAGTTGCATTAGTTTCAAAGTCTATTCGAGGAACCCATCCCCATTCAACTTCAATATAATGTAACAACTTAAGTAATGCTTTTTGTTGTACTAACGGTTCACCACCAGTAATTTTCCAAATTGCACCATTGTACATATGATCTTTATACCCGTTATCTTCCATCATGGAAACAACCTCACCAAGAGTCATTTTATTTTTAACCCTCCACGAAATAAAACTATCACAACCGTGTGGTGAGGATTCTGAGGCAAATCCCTGACATGTTAAATTACACATCGAAAGCCGCATAAACACAGAGGGGTACCCTACAAGCTCGCCTTCTCCTTCTACAGTATAAAATATTTTATCATCAGACAAATAAATTGTTTCTTGACTATCACTCATATCAATAATAATACTTACAACAAACGGGGTATCAAGATTAAATATTAATAGTATGGCAACAAAACGCTCGCGGCTAGCCGCGGTTTTCGAGTCGGAACAGTTACACACTACAGATTTACATGGTAACTGGGATTTAAACTTTAACGTTAAAAATAAATTTGATTTTACACGAAATCAAAAAGAGTTTATACAAACTCTTCTAGCTGAAGATACTAAAATTGTTTTTGCTGATGGGTTCGCAGGCACTGCAAAAACATATTTATCTGTTTTCGGGGGTCTAACTCTTTTAGCAGCAAATAAAATGGAACAAATAATATATTTGAGAAGTGTTGTGGAGTCTGCTAATCAAAAAATCGGACATTTACCGGGAGTGCTTGATGAAAAATTCCTTCCTTATTCTTTACCGTTAATGGATAAATTGGATGAATTGGTAACAAAGACCACAGCTAACTCTTTGTTTAAAAAGGAATATATTAAATGTTTACCTGTAAATTTTACTAGGGGGTTAACATTTAATAAATCAATGGTAATAGTAGATGAAGCTCAAAATCTTACAAAACAAGAAATAACGACCATTTTAACAAGGTTTGGTCAAGGATCTAAATATGTTGTAATTGGTGATTCTAATCAATCAGACATTAATGGTAAATCTGGGTTTTCTTCTATCATTGAAGCATTTGACAATGATATAAGTAAGACCCACGGTATATCGACATTTTATTTTGGAAGTGATGATATAGTTAGAAGTAAAATACTAAAACACATTGTTCATGTATTATCTGATGTTTGACCGGTTTCAATTACTATAGCAAAACCATTACCAACTTTATCGTCTACATCTAAGTAGTCAATAACGTTAAATTCAAAAGTTTTGCATAGGTTTAAAAATGATTTTGTGGTCCAAACATTGTGATGAGCATCTATGGATGAATCCCCTTCATCCGATTCTTTTAATAAATTGTAATATCTTCTATTTAGTTCACTGGCTAATGTAATTGATCTTTGTTTATCACCACATCTATCTCTATGCGGTACAATAATAAAAATATATCGACGCGCTACCCTTTGCCATTCTTTTAAAGCTTTTATTGGATCAAATATGTGTTCAAGTACATGAGACGAAATAACAAAGTCAAAAAATTTGTCCTCAAATGGTAATTCATCACCATTTGCAACTACATGCACTGGTAAATCTTCACCGCACACTTCTCTAGAGCCATTACCTTCTGGTGGATCAGCTCGATCGACGTTAATAATATCTAAACCCCACGCATTATGATACGATCCGCCAATCTCTACACCTTTTAATCCATCTAGATATTTGTGTGCCAATTTTGATTCTGGAAATCCCTTTGAATGGTATATGGGCAATTTATTTTGAGTCAGGTGCTTGGTCTTTTTGAATTTTTAAGAGCTCTCTAACAGCATCTTCCGGGGATACTATATGAGCGGCCGGGTGATCTGTACCTTTGTCAAATGGCTTACCTATTTCAGCCATTTTTGAGAAAACATCCCCTGCTAATTTATCAATAAGTGGGTCTTTTTCTTTTTCAATCATTAACCCCTTTTAGGTGCATAAGGATCACCTGGTTTATCTGACCCCCAGCTAGTACCAGCAAATGGATCACTTAAATCGTGCGATACAGGAGCTGGTCCAATTCTTGCACCAACAGATTTTGTTCTTTTAGCACCCGGTAAGTTACGTTGAGCTTCATCATCTTTAGCTTCCTGACTAGCTTGCTGCTCTGCCTCTGAAGGTGTATTATCTGGCAGTGGGGGCCCTTGTACTATAGGATCATTAGCTTCACCTAATTCATGCACCGGTGTGGATTTTACAAAATCTTTAGGATTAGCTTGTGGGCCACATGCTTCTGCCTCTCTATATGCATTCCAATCAACATCTTCAGATTTGTATTCATCACTATATCTCATAGTTTGGGTAACTATCCTAGTAAATACAGCACTATTATCTTCATGCTCAGAGACTTCAACATTTTCAACCCAACATCTATTATTAGTAGCTGCTTTAATAAAAAAGTCTGCGGTATCGTAGCACCACTGAGCAATTCTTTCAATCCCTGTACCAGTTGGCATTACTCTCAAATCACATGCCCCGGCTTTTTCTAATTCTTTAAAAACGGGTAATGCTGGATCATCTGCTGCAATACAAGTTGTATGATCAAATTGATTTCTTAATTTATCTTTAAGACCTTTTAGCCCACCAAAATCTACCACCCAATTATGTTCGTCTAGTTCGTTAGCGCTAAACCAAAATTTAGCTGTAAGTCTGTAACCGTGTATAAATCTACAATGAGAATGATTGGCTTTAGGTTGCCTAAAAGCACAGCTACCTAATTCAATAACTTTAGTACTCTGAAATTTCATGCCTCTATTATAAATTAGGTACAAATAGAGTCAACTTATATACCTAAAAGAGTGTCGTCTCTATCTATCATTTATTCTAAACGTCATCCTCATCTTCGTGATACATTTCAGATAAATGCGACTTAACACGGTTATCAACATATTTACTAGCTATTTTATCCATTTTGCTATTGGATTCTTTAACTTTCTTACGTTTCTTTTTACCAGCTTCACTCATAGCAATAGCAACTGCTTGGTCTTGAGGATAATTTTCCCCTTTTAATTTTTTTATATTACTACTAATAATAGAGTCTGTTTTTCCTTTTTTAAGTGGCATGTTTCAATAATTTTTTATAGATTTTTGTTAGTTCACCATCTTGGACACCGCTCTGTTTAAGATAGTGCTCAATATCATCGATACTATTGGTATTTTTGATTTGTTCTAACTCTTTACCGCTTATTTGATCTTTCATTTTCTTAGCAATATATTTTTTAAACATATGTACTGATTTAGGTTTAGAAGGTGTTAAAACAGGTTTTTTAATATCAAAAATACCAGGTAACGGTCCGCCGGGCATGAGCACCTTTAAAATGGGTGGTAAACCTCCCGGTACACCACCGCATGCTTCATTTGTAAGTTCTTGTAGCACAAACCCTTCGTAACTCCACGACATTTCGAATCCTTTGTTTAAAGTAGGGTCTACTTTGAACCGGATATATTTTAACCCTTTGTTTTTTAAACATTCGGTTAAGATACTGTCAAAGTTCTTCATGATATTAATATTTAATCATTTGTATAATTAATAATATCAAGTACCGTGGTGTAAAAAGGCTTTACTCCCACAACGTGACAACATGGCTCATCTTCTTTATCGTGAGACCAAGTATCAAACCAAAATAAATTATATCCCTTTTCTTCAGCTATAACGCTATAATAAGGTTCTTCGGTTATAGGTGGTATACTATGATTATCGGTAAATGCATCCAATAATTTCATGTATAAGGGTAAAATAACATTTTCCAATTCTTCAAATTCACCACCAAATATAGTACCCACTGTCCAAAACGGATATTCTGCACCAAATTCTTTGTGTATATTTTTTACTTTGGAAGAATTTAAATGAAATTGTTTCTTCTCACCATCTTCTTCTGAAAGGTGTGTACCAAATTGTTCCCAGCCCATTATTTTTTGTAGTGTTGTACTAGTAAAATGGTCGTGTGTATTCCAATCAAATTCTTGAAGCCTATCATTACACGCATCTTGAGTAAGATTAAACCATTTTTTATCTTTCCAAATTCGTTTTAACCCTTCTGTGAATTTCGGAGTAAAAATATTATTTTTGTTTTCCGGGTAAAAATGAGAATCAGGGTATTGGTTAGCTAAAGCACCGTTATGACTATAAAGGTATTCAGCACCCCCTAATGATACTGGGATTTTACACCATTCAGTAACACCAGCATCCACCCACACAACTCTATCACAACCCCATTCATTTTCCTTAGCTGCCAGACACCATTGAAGTTTCCAATGACATAAAAGCTCGTTTCTAGGACTATACATATATATTTTACCATCATCTTTACCGTCTTGAAGTTTGTGCCATACAAATTTATTTTTTGTTTCTAACATTTCATAGGATCTAGGCCATTCAAATAAATCTAAACCTATAATTTTAAATTCATCAAAATACGGTTTTACAATGCTTGTCATTAATTCCACCTCATGAGGCCAGCAATACAAATGCATAGGCATTTTAAAATTTGATAAATTTCTTAAAGAACCTTCATATAGTTCTTCATCATTATCTTTACCTCCTACGAGCCAATCAGATCTAGCATCATATACACAAGTAACGAGAATAGGTTTCATTATAATAATTTATAGCCAAAATTTGTAAAATCCTCTCTATAATATTCATTAATGAATTTAATGGATTCTTCCGAAAGTAAAGAGATGCATTCAGAAGAACTAATATGAGACTTATTTATATGGGGCAAACCAGGCGGTATATCTAACTTTTCACACATAGAGTTAAAATCTTGTATTAACGTTTCAAATCTAAGAATAAAATCATAGTTTATATTCTTAAAATATTCACTTTGTTGTAAACTATGGTCTGATTTGGATTTTATAAAGTTTTTCCACCAGGATAAAAAATGAGAATCATTAAATTCAGTAAGGGTTCTTTCTCTAAACAAATATTCAGAAATGGCGCGAGTATAGGGGTCTCTTACTACGGTAAACTTTTTGTATGTCTTTAAAAACCCTTCGTAATATTCTTTAATTAAACTCGGAGTAAAATGTTGGGGTGAAAAAATCAAAGTATCGTCTTTTTCTTTACAATAATAAGGTAACTCTTCTAATCTATAACAACATTCTAAAGAATTGTCGTTGATATCAAATTTTTTCTCAATTGAAGTACCTCCATTTTTAGGAATATGCACAAATAGAAGTTTAAGAGGATGAATAAAAGGCATCTAGATATTTAAAACCTTGAATCTAAAAGTAAAGTGAATATAATTAAATTATATGTCTGATAGAGTAAAAGAATTTTTATTACCAAAAGCTAATAGTTCATCTCCTAGAACCGAAGAAGAAAAACAAACTATTATTAATAAAGCATCAAAAGCATATGAAGCTTATTTGGATGCTTTAGGTTTTGATTGGAGAAATGATGCGAATAGCGACAACACACCAATGAGAGTTGCAAAAGCATTTGTTAATGATATGGCCGTTGGGTGTTATTCACAACCACCAAGAATAACTTCATTTCCATCAGATGGATATGATGGTATTGTTTTTCAAGGTGGTATTCCTGTTAAAAGTCTTTGCAGTCATCATCATTTACCTTTTACGGGTCAAGCACACGTTGCTTATATTCCTAGTTTAGAAGGTAGAGTTATTGGTTTAAGTAAACTTAATCGCATTGTAGAGTATTATGCAAGAAGACCTCAAATTCAAGAAGGGTTAACAATTCAAATACATAGTGCAATTAATGATATATGTGAAAAGAATGCTGGTGTTGCTGTAGTAATTAGTGCAACACATACATGTGCTTGTTTAAGGGGTGTAAAACACGATGGTTGTATGATGAAAACATCAAAACTAAGTGGCTCGTTTTATGATGATGAAAAAACAAGAGCTGAGTTTTATCACTTCGTACAAACTATGTAAAAAATTCAACATAGCTTTTAAATGAAGGTAATTTAATTTGTTTGTGGTAACCTGTATATAAATTTTCAGTTAAACTTACTACATCAAATTCATCTTGACGTAAAGGTATGTCTATATTTGTACCTGTAATATTCGCTTTATATACCCATATTTTATCTTGAGGGTGTAGTTTAGGTTCCTGTAATAACGTTGCTTCTAGAGGGTCATTTAAAGAAGAGCCGGGGAATGAATCATCTAACTGTAATCTAAGCGATGCACCATATATGTCTCTCAACTTGTTACTTAAGAGTTTATCAATTTCAACGGTTGCACCAACAGGGTACGTCTTCACATAAATATTTATTGATTTACTTTTTTATCAAATAAATATAGTCGTGGGAAATAAAAGTACAGATACATTTGGATTTGAAAAAGCTGTTTTAAAAGCTTGTACTCTCAGAGAGAAAAATTTATGGGGACCAGCTCGTAAAGCTGCTGAAGAACCCGAAACAGGTATTGTAATTAAGCAAAAACCAGCTTACTTTGTAATTAAAGATTGCGCTATGATAACTAAGCGCTATCTTTTTATAATGTGTTATGGGTCACTAACGGACCCAATTGGACAATTAAAAGGAAAAGTAAGTATCGATGATATTGAAGATTTTGTTGGTAGGAGTAAAAATAAGGCTAATTATGAAACAAAACAACTTTTCAATTTAGTATTTCATGATATCGGTGAATATGTACCGGCTTTAGAATCAAGTGCACACGACTTAGATATTACCTTCGACGTAATTGGTGAAGAAAATGTATATGGTGATTATGAAGATTTGAGTAATGAAAGATTAAAAGAGATGGAAAAACTACAACAACAAGAAAAAACAAAAATTGATCTTTCCAATGACCAAGCAGTAATAGATAAATTGGTAGAAGTGTTTGTTATGGATTAATAATTATGGTGCGTTAAAGTTTCTATCTTTCCAGCATCACCCCTTATCATAATATTAGCAGATATGGTAATTCTGAATTGATCTTGATCTACAACCGGGGCAAGATGATATGGGTCCGCGGAATGCCTTAACCAACTAGGAAACATAAGCAAGTCACCTTTTTTTACATCAGGGAGCATAGTTGGGTTATAATACGGAGATCCTCGTTCCCCTATACTGGGTGATATAACAAAATTTTGATTAACTGGTGAGTAAAAGGTGGTAGAACCCAGCTTATGTCTAACCCCGTCTATAGGTTCAATACTAGGGTCTTCTAGAATAAAAACGCAACTCAAAAAACTATTAGGATGAAAATGTTCATTATTTTGACCACCCGGTGATCTATAAAAGTTACACCACATTAGATTAATGTCAAAAGTTTCAACGTTAATATTAGTTTGTTCTTCCCAAATTCTACACGCATCAAAAATAATATCATTAAAAAATGAAAATTCTTCTCTTTTTTGTAAGTCGGGGTTTGATTGATATGTATTTGTACCGGTTGCTTTACAAAAAGATTTTAACCCTTCTAATTGCTCTACATATTTACCTGCTTTAAAGTGAGTTGCTGCATCTTCACAATTTGTTTTAAATTCTTTTAAAACTTCTTTTAAAACTTTTTTTCTTGTTTCTTCATCTACTGTTACAAACATAAACGGTGTTGGAAAAACACCGACTACTTCAGAACTTTCAATGGACATATCAAGACTTAGTCTTGTTCAAACTCTTTATCAACATCTATAAGTTTATCTATTTTTGAAAGAAATTGTTTACCAACTAAAATACCATATTCATTTTCACTTCTATTTGCAATAGAAAAAGGTATGTCTTTATATTCTTCATCACCTAATTTTATATCAAAATTTACAACAGGTCTTACTTCTTTATTCCCTGATCCTATATGAATGACAACTTTATCAACAACTTTCTTTTTTAATTTTACACCGTTAACGGTTTTTACAATTATATTATCACCCCTTTTACGTAATACATCCCCGTGTATTACATTATATGCACCATTACCAGAATCTATTTTTGCATCTACATCACCTATACCATCAATATAAATGCGTTCTACTAAACCAACTATATCATCTTCATCAACATTAATTTCATTGATAATATACTGTCTATATATATTAGAAAAATTACTTAACATTACTTTTTCTTGCCTCTAATATACTTTTACGTTCATCCCTTGCCAATTTAACAAGATCAGCTAATGCTTTACGAGCTCTAGTTGAAGCAGATTTATTGTTCTTCTCTACATAAAGATCAACGTTTTTAATATATGAAGCAACCGTATCTAAAATTTCTTGTTTTTGTGTATCCATAAGAGTATATATATGTTTTTTATTATTTATCAATCACAGTTGATAGTTCTGAAGACATATCTAGTTTAACTTTTAAAGGAACTAATAAATAATGACAATATATGAGGAAAACATTACTTTTTTCTATTATGATGGCTGCTGGTATTACCATGCAGAACACTAATGCTGGCGACTTAAGCGTTGTTGGTGAAGTACAATACGCTACTGAACACCATGTTCGTGGTTTAAATTATTCCGATGATGCACTTGGTATTGGTGTTGTTGGGGGATTGAATTTAGACTGGGCATATGCTTTTGGTGGGGTTCACAACGTTCCTAGGTTAGGTGGGGGTGACAGTGTCAACCATACCGTTTTAGGGCTTAGACGCGGTGTCGACGCCGGAGCTTTTTCTTTTGAAGCTTCTGTAGAACTACAACATCACAATGCTGCAATCGATAGTACAGAGTATGGTGTAGGAGTAACATTTGAAAGTTTACCCGTTGTTGGTAAATGGGCAGATGTTGGTCTGACACTTTGGGATAATAATGACCTTGATTATCAAGGTGTTACTGTTGATATAACCGGTAAATCATTTGATCTTATCGGGGATTGGTTAAGCCTTACTCCGTATGTAGAGTTCGGTGCTATGGATAATTACGATTATCAAAAGTTCGGTGGTACCCTTAACCTCGAATGGGGAGATTGGGATCCATATGTAAACACGTATTATCTTAATAGTGACGATTCGCCATTCGGAGACGAAGATGGTTGGTCAGTTGGAGTCGGCGTTAGATATTCTTTCTAATAAGAATAAAATTAGGGAGTCAGGGGTTTACGTAAGTAAGCCCTTTTTTATTCGATAGACATCCAAACATCTTTAATTACTTGGCGACCAAATTTTTGTATAATTTGTTTCTCTAAATCTTTTAGTTTGTCGTCAACTGTTTGTATTTCTTCAGTACCCTCAGGAAGATTTCTCACATAGTGTACAAGGTCTTTATATTCAACAACTAATTCGTGAGTGAAATTATCTGATTTAGGCCAAACGTTAAAAAAATTCATTATTACTTTTTCTTAAAATCCCCAGCTTTTGCTCTTCTCGCGAATGCTTTTCTACGAGGGGTACAAGACGCTTTTGACATAGGTGTACAATCACCCTTATGAGCCGGATCAACCCAACTTTCTGCATCCTCTTCGCGACGATCTTTACCTCGTAATTTATTAATTTTTCTATCCAACATTTTCTGATATTTTCTCACCGTACCGTAATTTTTTACTGCATGTTCAATATCAGGGTCTGCTTTTAATGCTCTGAGACTTTCTATATCTTTTTGCTTTTGTGGTTTTTTGTCTTTTTCTTCTTCATCAGCATCAGGATCAGCATTTTCAGCATCAGTATCACCACCTGTCATTGAACCAGTATAATCATGAGGAGCTTTTGGGTTAGTCTGCCAAGATAACCCATCACCTTCATGAATTTTCATAAGGCTGTCGATCTTATCGTTAAATGTTGTTTTCACCGTGTATCCGTTGTTCTCTCTAACTATAGTTATTTATAACAATCTCTATTAAATACTAGAAATGAATCCAGATGACTTCAAGATGCAAAAGATTTTTGAATCTGGTGCATTAGCATTTAATATGGGCCCACAAGCTGCCGACTTTGCAGATTACCCACAGTCAAATTTAACAGTACTAAAGCCTTCGGAAAAAGATGAAAAAAAACACACCGTTGAGATAGGTGGTAAACCTTACGATTTATCTAGTGACGAACTATCTCTTTTAAAATTTATTACCCAACATAAAGGTGATGGTGATGATGAAGAAAACGAAGAAAATTATAATAATGTTTTAAAAAGAGCATTAGCAATTTGTTCTAATCAAAAAGCAAAATACAAAGAAGAACTTTCTAATTAGTATGAAAAATAAAGACACACAACTAATATGGGAAGCATATGATAAACAACCAATTGGTGGTCGCGCTGGAGGGTTAATCGGTTTATTCACAAATAAAATAAACAATGTATTAAGAGACGACTATAACACTTCGACAGGTGAAAGAGTATCAGATGAAGAAAAACTCCAGCAGTGCAATCAAATAAGAGATGAATTTGTTAATATCCTTTCGGTTGCTGGTAGTGTAGCGAGCAATATAAGGAAAGAAGATCTTGTAGATTTCATGTGCATGGACTGGTCGATTGGGACGGACGACGAAGATTGGGACGCTGAGGAACAAGCATGGAATGCTATCACGCAGCTTAATCCTAACAGTGCTGCTAGTATTGATTTAGCTACGATAATATCACATATAGCAGGTTTCGATGTCAAACGTATTGATGATGATTTTTGTCGACGCGCTGGACAAGTTGCACAATATAGTGGCTGGCTTTTTATGCCTATATTCAAATTTGTAGTGTATCTTGTTAAGAGTCAATTTTTAACACCTTTGATAACTGGTGCACGAACCCTGAATTCACTTAAAGAGTATAGTCAAGTTGAAAGTAAAGCCTTGGAATGGGTATCTTTAGCTAAGCGTTTTGAGCGGTCAATGGCAGGAGTTTCGAAAAAGGTAGAACAAATAGTCGAAAGACCGGACGTTCTACCAGATCCTACGACCCCAGAAATTGAAACTAAAGAAGAACTTTCTAATCAGTAGGAAGGGTTGTTAGTAAATTATAAACAGTATTTACGACCGTTTCATTATTACGTAGAGAATCAGGTATATAAGGTAATAACTCTTCAGGGGTTAAACTATCTAATTTGTTTCGTATATCTGATGCACTAAGTGGTTCATCCCCCCCAACGGTTGGAAAAACATCTATATCAAATTGTACCCCTTCAGGTGCATATTTTGCTGCATTTTTGTATCTAGCAGCGTCTTCACCTTTACCACCAACACCTAAAATAATCTTATCCCCTGGTTGTGTTCTTTCTGCAAAATAATCATATACAAACTTAACGGGTGCAGGGTCGGTTATAAATTGAATATTTCTAATACCTTCATTTTCCGCATATATTTGAAATATTTGCTGTGCTATTTCTGCAGGTATATATCTTCCTTCTGGTGTTCGTCGTACACTTTTTGGGTTTTGAGGTTCACTGATCACAACATATACTTCATCAGCATTTCTTGCATAATGTTTAAACATTTCAAAGTGACCTTTATGGGGTGGTTTGAAGCTCCCCGGGACGAGCGCAACGGTTCTATTAACAATCTTATCTTTTATAAAAGGTTTGTCTTCTTCATTTAAAAAATAGCGTTTAAACGTTCTCACTAATAATATTTATCAATTTATATCTCTATAAAATCGATCGTATTTACTTTTAAATTTCCTATCAAACAATTTTATTAACTGATCAATATAACCTGAACACATTTTTTCTCTTTCATTACTTTGTAAATATTGTGGTTTTGCAGCTTTTTTAAATACCGAATAATCCACATTCAAAGGCATTGTATCGATAAATTCTTCTAAACCATCACCAAATAAAATATCAAACAAAAAAAGCTCTATATTATAAAATTTTTGTAATAAAGTTATAATAAATTGATATTTGATTTGTCTTAACGCTTTTTTTCTGTCCTTAAAAACGCAATCCATATATTCTTCGTATGCATCTTCTAAAATTTTTGTAAACTTATTTTTGGTGTCTTCACTTGGTACTAGAGTATTAGGAACCTGTTTCCAATATCTTGATCTAAACATATGGATATTATTTTTATCCAATAAATCAGAACATGCTCTAGTTATTTTTATAGACGGTGTAGCATTTACACCAAATTCAGTATCTCTAATCGTAGAAAAAACCAAACCATCGCAAGATAAACCTATTCCTTGGTTAGCTAAAACCAAATCAGTCAAATTTTCGTTTCCATAGACTATATTTTTTGCATTTAATTTTTTACTATGAGCAATTGCTTCAAAAATAATAGGTCTATTACTAGTACTTTGATTACCGTAAAAAATTAATTCACCAGGTTTTATATTAGCTTGTAATCTTTTTTCAAATTGAAGTTCCGGGGTTGTATGTCTTAATGCATATAGTTTATGAAACGATTCACATAAAAACCCTTGCTTGCAAAATTTATATCCTTGAAATTTTGTATATATTTCATGATCAGTAGCAGGAACATTATGCCCTATAGTGTGGTAAATAATATTACTGTAATAAACATCATCTGTGTATTGCCATTCCGGTTCTACATGTATTTCTCCATGATAAAAATTTTGTTCTTTTTGAATATATACCCATATTTTATCTTCATCGTATCCAAGTTGTCTTAATTCGTTTTCTATTTTTGCTTTAAAATCGGGGTAATTACCATTTACGTAACACTCGGGTAAGACTATTAATTTTGGTTTTAGTTCTTCTATTTCTTTAAAAAAATAATACCAATCTATATCACGAATCCTACCACCCAATTGTGGTGCTATATAACCACCAATGCTATGTTCATATACGACAGGTCCTTCTTCACAAAGCAAATATACCGTATCGTAATTAAAAATGGTACAATCAGGACCTTGTAAATCACCCAATCTCGGGTGATATCTTAAGAAACCCATATTATTAATTATTGAAGATAAACGCCTTTACCAGGCCCAGGATACCGTGTGTATGGGGTACCACCAGGGTCTTTATTACTTGCTGCATAATTTGCAGACTGTGCATTTACATTTTGATAACCTTTACCAAAATTTATCCCAGGTGCTGATTGGTCGTCTTCATCAGCTTGCGCAGCTTGTCTAAATTTGCTTTGCATACCTTGTATGATAAATTCACCAGTAATTTTATAAGGTGGGTTGGTGGGTACAACAATGCCTTCATGCGCACTTGCATCACCTAAAACAGAAGTGTAGTGGTTTAATAGTTCATTTCCTAGTTCCTTAGTTGCATGATAAATCATAGCACCATTTATTGCTGGTTCTATATCTTGTTCTATATACATCTTGTTTAGTGGTTTACCGGTCGTAACACTATCAATAACATCTAAATAATTTGTCTTACCTACTGCTCTTTCTTTTCTACCACTTGTAGTAGTAAGCATATAATCTCTAGGGTTAACAGCACTATCTAACCACTTTCTTAAAGGCTGGGTTATAACTTCTTCATTCGTTATTATTCTTGTTTCGCCTGTTGTAGGGTCGGTTTCTTCTTCTTTATCCGAAATTTTTATTGATACGTTTTGACTTAAAGGGGTATTAAAGTTGGGGTGACCTTTTTTCTTTACTGTTGCTTTTGTAAGAATCTCAAAATTATAATTTTTTGCTATTGGTTTAACTTGCTCAGCTAATTGATCTAAAGCTTCTTGACTATAAGGTACAGCTTTAGAGCCCCCCTTTTCTAATTTTACTTGACCTGTAACAGGGTCTACAATTTGTTCCCTTTCCAAACCAGGACGAACTAATTCCCCTTGACGATTGTGTTTTTCTAAAAATTGATTTATACCATGAAATGCTAAAAAGTCTTTATCATACTCAACTACATTAGTAGTGCCTTGTACAAATTCAGCATTAATAAACTTTGTAGGGTCTTCCCATAATCCTAACTTTCTTAATTCATCACTTATATACGGTAATGACTGGTTCATAATAGTTAACAACGTTCTACCTGCAGCAACCATGCCATGTGGTGTACCACCTTGAGGGAGAAAACGCTCTGGTAACTTTTCTATTGTTACACCATTTACATCTAACTCGGACATGGAACCTCTGTCTAAAGCAAATTGTTTAACGCCATTGTCCCCCGTTACTAATTTAAAGCTTACGTTAGTACCATCTATTTTTATTGAACCACCGACATCATCTAAAATACGAACAGTTTCTTTAAATTTGTCTATCAACGTATCACCTGAAGTTACATCAGGTAAGTCAAAAGGGTGTAACATGTGGCCGGCAGCACCACCTTCATTAACTAATACCCTATTAGTATATTTTTCAAATATTAATTCGTGTTCAAATTTCATCACTCAATAAATTCAAAGCTTAAACCTTTATTTCTGGAGTCTAAAGATAATGTAATTCTCAATCGATTACCATCTACTAAAGATGAAATTGTATCATAATGATTAATCATTCTTTCTGTTAAGTTATCCCCTTCATAAGTTAACGGTAGTGCTTGGTGTGTAGTAGAATTTACCAATAACATAACTTTAAAATCTTCGTAGTTCTGATATAATACAGAATGAATAGTACCAATAATAGCTGAAAGAATTTTTTTACCAGCTGGTCCTAATAAACCCTTTCGAGTATCTTTATCTAAAATTACATCTAAAGCTTCTCTTAATTCTCCTACATTAAAAGATTCTTCTTTTTCATTAGCTAAAACAACAAAACCATCAATCAAGGCATCTTTTGATAATCCCCAATCGCTGAGGAAATATTGTTTAACTATGTCGCCCCATGAATAAGATTCTTGGTCAGGTGTTAATATTGTTTCTCTTGATCTTATATAATCTTGATATGCCTTAGTTAACTTTCCTAGTTTATTATGTGAAGCTTTTAGTTGTTGGCCTGTAAGCCCAGAAGAATTTAAACTGCTTGCTGCATTAAGTTTAAATCCATTAAATAACTCTTCATATGTTATGTTTTCTAGATTTTCTGGGGCGGTAAACTCCTTGATATAGTTTGCCAATTCTATAAGATTATTACCCACTTCAGCTTCGTTTTTTTCTATTTGAATTTTAATATATGATCGCAATTCATTTATAGCACTAGTAAGATTAACAAGATATTTTTGTTTTTCTTTCCCAGTAAATACATCATGCCCTCTATCTTTAAGCATTCGTGGTAACTCTTTCATAGCACTGTGTGCTGTACCACCCGTCTTACCGGGACGACCTTTAGTACCTTTTACCTCAACATCACCTAAGCCATCAATATATAAATCACCACTTTTTCCTTTTACAGCATTAGAAAATAATGTAGCTACTAATTCCCCCTTCCCTACAGAAACACCTGACTGTTGATAATCTAATGCAAATAATTCAGATACTAATCCGGGCACATCACCTATAAATGCTGTTCTAGCAGCTTCTTCTAAAGAACTATTAAAATTAAAAGCCGTATTTTTATCAATTGCTTCTATTAAATCATCACGAAACCCAGTTAAGGATTTTTTATCCTTTATTAGATTTTTTAAACCATCAATATCAACCTCTTGAACTAGATCGTCTTTACCGGTGCAAAGTTCATGTACCGGTAAAAGAATTTTAGATTGGTATTCACGATTAGGCATGCCTGAAGCCCAGTTACCACCAGCAACTAGTTTATCTATAAGATCTTTTGCACCACCACGATGGTTTATTATATCTTTTCTTAACCGGTTGTAAAATTTTTCATCAACATCCCCTAAATCAACCACCCCACCTACCTCGTCAGAAGCTGTTATTGTCCATTCATTCATCAAAATAGCTTGTCTCCGTAGAGGCGGCAACTTTTGATTTATCTGACCATATAATTCAGTTAATGTTTTAAACTTTTTCTTGTTTTTTTTCATTAGTAGTTAATATCGGGATCATCAGAATATGTATTTAAAAATTCTTTCATTCTTGCTAACATTACCCGGCCATTATTTTCATTGATTTCTTCATCTAGAATTTTAGGGGGAATTGTACCTTCAGTAGGCTCTAATACTAATGCTTTTCTAATTAATCTAATTAACTCTACTTCACCTTCAGGTGTTAATTCTTTAAATTCGGGTTCCGGTTCTTGAATATCAACAGTTTCTGTATCAGTTACGGTTTCTGTACCAGGAGCTGCAGGTGCGGGGGGCGCAGCAGGTGCAGCAGGTGGGGGTGCCATTGGCATTTGCTCTTTTAAAACTTCGCGTTTCTTTTTTATTAATGTGAAAAATTTACTATGTATCTTCATTATTAGAATCCCTTTTTTATTTCAGCTGTATGTTGATCAATATTATCTATAACCGCCTTCTTTTGATTATCCATTGCTTGTTGAACGTCTGGATCAGTTTCAGCTAACTTAGACGCCAATTCATCCGGATTCACCGATTCGAAATCTTGTTGCTCTTGTTTATCTGTATCACCACCAGGAGATGTCAGCTCTTCATCTTCTTCACCTGAATATCTTAGCATCATTTCAATAGGAACCAAAACTCTAGCTGCTTTTGATGTTAGATCTCTATAGTCAGAACCTAATTCATCTTTAAGACCCAATATTGCATATGCTAAGTCTTTAATTTCTTCAGCATCTTTTAATGAAATGGTTCCTTTTCGATCTTTATCCTCTTTTACGTATGTAGAAAACCCTTCGGCTATAGCACGATCAAATTTCATTTCTTATATTTATTCTATCATTTAAAAAGAAGCTGCTTAGTTTTAATATTATTAAAATATTCGTTCGATAAAAAGGTCAAATCATATTTTTTAGCAAACTTCTTAACCCTGGCAAATGTAAAATTCTCTATTTTAAATTTTTGCAACGTAGAATATATTTTTAATACGGTTCCTTTTGCTCTTCCATCATCTTTTTTTATTAACTCTTTGAAGAACATCAAACTTCTATGTGAAATTACTGTTTTTATTGGTAATAAATTACGTATTTTAAGTAATAGGTTTGTAATTAGTTTTAAATAATCTCTTTCATCGATATATTTTAAAATTTCGCTTTCATAAAACTGAGTATTGTTAAAGTATAATACCACCTTATTCTTTGAATTAACTTTATTAATATATTCTACGCAATTCTTTATGGTATGATGAAATAACAACTTTTTTATGTCTTTATTAATAAATTGAGACTCTACCAAGCTGTCCATCAATTGATAATTGTGAATATCATCCAATAAATCCTTTTCATATTTTTTATGTATGTCTTGGAAGTCAATTAATACAATATTGTATTCTGGTAAGCTAAGTCTCACAAAGTCATATTAAAATAGTTACGTATGAAATCAAGTTTTTTTTATTTTACCCAATCTTAAGTTAATAATACCGTTGTAATAATCTTCTTTTAATAAGACATCTTTATCAAATTGCATTTTTGCTTCATAATACGCAAGTTCACTTTTACTTTGACAGAATCTCAGTATTTCAAACTTAAACTTGTCTTTACCTAACTTTTGAATGTCTTCATTTAACTTATCTGATGAACCAGTATATATTTTCCAATCTGTTTCCTTAACCACATGCCTTTTGTTTTTTCTACCCTTAAGAGGTGGTCGTTTTAGAATTGTAGTTGATTGTTTTTTACCAATATATTTCCTGTCGTTAGTTGTATTCGTTATCTGGTAAATAAAACCGTAGAAGGTGTCGGGTATCTCTTTCTCTTCGAGATTATAAGTCCAGTGACCGTAGTTATCCACCAAAAAATTTAATTAATTTATATGGACAAACCACCCCAACCACCGTTTGGATCAATATCCCCTTCATCATCTTCTGATTTTTTTTCAGCTAGACGTATAAGCAATAAAAGAATGTCTTCCTCTGAAGTTCCCATATGTGGTCCATTAATTGCATGTATTTCACGTTTAATTTTTTTTTGAAGTTCGTCACCCCACCCGTTCCAAATTTCTGCTACTTTATATTCTGCTAGACCAAATTCTGCAGAGGTCCTAGTTTCTTTTACTATAGTAAGTAATTCCTGTGTTTCGGGGCTAATCTGAGGTTGCCCTCCATCACCCGTAGGTTCAATATTTCTATATTCTTTTATTGTAGACTTTTTCTTCTTACCCTTCTTTTTCTTTTTCTTTTTTTTCTTCTTACTAGTACCGGCCCTTCTTTGCATTGCACCCATACCAAAAGGCCTTCTAGCATCACCCGGGGCATAAAAGTCTCCAGAAAAGTGAGATTGTGTCCAATCACCTAAAGCACCACCAGAACCAGCCACATTACCATCATCTAGTAACAAAGCCTTTAAAAATGCGTTTTTATATATTGACATCTATTGTAAATATGTGATAATATTTAATTAAATGTCTGATATATTAGAAACCTATTCAAAAGAACTTGTTGAACATTTATCTATTGATGAATTTAACTTGAAAGACGTTCAATTACAATTACCTGGTAGAAGACACATATGGGTTGGAAGATTAATGAGACATAAACATGAAGTCAATATTTTAAGAAAGAAAAAGAAGGATAGGTTAGTTGAAGTTACAAAAAAAATACAAGAACAAAGTAATGTTAGGCTTTCAACACCAGCAGCCGAAAAGGTTGCTGAAAATTCCGATTTTATAAAAAATATCAATTCAGAAATTGAAGAAAACCTGCTTTTAATTGATTATCTTGAAAGAGTAGAAAGAATTTTGAGTTCAATTGGTTTTGATATTAGAAATATTATTGAAATACAAAAATTAGAAACTCAATGAACGACTTAAGACTAATTTTATTTGATATTGATGGGGTATTAACAGATGGTACCGCAGCATATAACCAAGAAGGAGAAGTACTGTGGAAAAGATATAATCAAAAAGATATTACAGCATTAAGACGCTTTTATAATGAACTTTCAATTAAAGTAGCCTTGTTTACAGGAAGTTTAGACATAAATCCAGGATTTGCTAAAAGAAGGAAATTTGAAATGCTTAATGTTGTACACAGAAACGGTGAAAACAAAGTAACCAAACTCAATGACATATGTTTTGAGTATAATACACCTAAACAAGACGTGGCTTTTGTAGGAGATGATATACAAGACTTAGATATTATGAAAGAAGTTGGTTATGCTTTTTGTCCTAAAGATGCGATATCCGAAATACAAAAAATTTCTTGTGTCTTACCTGTAAACGGTGGTGGTGGTGTTGCAGCTCACCTATTTGAATATATTAAAAACACTATTAAATCATAAAATGAACATTGTTATACCTATGGCTGGTAAAAGTTCAGCTTTTAAAGAAGTAGGAATCGATACCCCCAAACCTTTTATAGATATACAAGGTAAATCAATGGTCCAAAGAGCTTACGAAAGTATTGGGTTACCAGGAACGTATTATTTTATTGTATTAAAGGAACACGAAGAAAAATACGGTGCATATAACCATATAACTGACTTTTGTCCCGATGCTAAAATACAAATTATAGATGAAGTAACTAGTGGCCCTGCAGAAACACTATATAAAATAAAAGGATTTATAGATGATTCAAAACCACTACTACAAACAAACGTAGACCAAATATTAGATTGGGAACCCGAAAGATTTTTAAAATTTTTAAAAGAAAAAGACCCGGATGGAGCAGTTATAACAGTCAACACATGTGATCCACACTATAGTTACATTGCAACCACCCAACAATCTATTGCAACCAACTTTACAGAAAAGCAAGTTATATCAAACCACGGTCTCATCGGTACACATTATTGGAAATCACCCGATTTATTTTTTAGTTCTTTCATTAATGCAAGAAAAAAAGGATATACATGGCCAAATAGTGTGGGTGAAGATGAAATATATGTATCTTTAACGTATAATGATTTGTTAGATAGACAATATATAATATATGACTATAAATTTAAACAACATGAAAAACAACATGTTGTAGGAAGCCTAGATGAACTATGCTTATATGAAACCCAACTTTGATTGTTCTATTTTAGTATTAAGTTCTGATACTTACCAACCTATTCTTAAGATATGGGACTTTTACCACAAGAAAAATTGGAAATGCCCATATGAAGTGTATACAATAAGCAACAAGCAAAACTTTAAAAGCAAAAACGTAAACTGCGTTGTTACAAACGTTGAATGGGATGAAAATGCCACCCATTTTAAGCCCATGGTCTTAGAAGGGTTAAAGAAAATTACAACAAAATATGTGTTATTCATGGTGGAAGACCAAATAATAGTTAATCCTGTAGAATCAAATAACTTTTACCATGCACTAAACTACATGGAAAGGAACGATATAACAAAAATGCGTTGTGTATCAATGCCAGGGCCTGACTTACCATTATTGGGAGTCTCCGAAGGCCCTATTAATAATACAAATTTTGGGAGAATATCTAATAATAACGAATATCGGAACTCTCTTCAAGCAGCAATATGGAATAAAGATAGATTTATCGAACTTTTAAAGAGTAAAGAGGGTGATTTTTCTGGGTGGGTATTAGAAACAGATGAAGACTTAAGGAAATATTCTAAAAAATGGAATTACGTTGCTTGTAGACAAGGTAAAGGTGGTACATTTTTAACTAGAGAAGAAGATCAAACTGATTCACCGTTAATTCAATACGTAGAACTTGTGAGATGGGGGTTATTTGATAGATTATACATTGATTATTTTAAAAAAATGTTAGCAAAAGACAATATCGATATTACCACACCAGAATATGAACAATTTGGTGGTAATTTGTCCAAAGAAGAGTTACCTGAATAATTACTGGGAGTCTCCCAAGAGCCTTATTATTAATATAAATTTTTGGAGCATATCAATAAATAATTTTCATGAAAGCATTCTTAAATTACGAATACATGATCACTCCCGGGATCTTAAAGATAATCTCTTATATTGGGGCCGTTGTTGCTATTATTGTTGGGTTATTTACAGCCTTTACTGCTGGTTTACTCGAGGGGTTAGCTATTGCTATAGGTGGTCCTATTGTTTGTCGCATTTACGCTGAATTACTGTTGGTTATTTTCGAAATCCATAAGGAATTAAAGAAAATACGTGGTGGGTATAGCAAATAAATGAAGGGGTTTCGCTTAAATAAACGGTAATGAAGAAATTAACTAAAGTTGGAGTGCTGTCCGTAGCAAATGTAGTCGGTTTGCTGGGCGCATTCACCGGAGCTGTAAAGGTCATTGTTTTACCAGTGTTAGCATTGCTTGCTGCTGGTACATTAGGTGACGTCGATGGAGCCGTACATACAATAGGAGAGACTGTTACAAGTACTATACCGAGTATTGTCGGATTTGGTATTGCTGGGTGGTTAGGTGGCTGGGTTTATGCGTGGATACTTAATCACGTTCTTAAATGGACAAATGGATTGAGTTGGGAAGTTAAATAATTATAATCTTCTAACAATTCTAAAACACCCCGTCTATTCGTAGACGGGGGTATTTTTTTAAATATTTATCTTGAAAAACACGGTAAATATTTTACAATCAATGTAATGGTAGTATTTCACTACGATAAAAGAAAACGTCAAGCTTTTCTAAAAACAGATAACCTTAACATAATAAGAGAACATTTCTCTTTTGAAAATGAGGGTGCTAGATTTGCTAGAAGGTATGGTAGATATATGCCTGCAAGAACTTATGTTATAACCCCCGCGGGTAAATATGAAGTTGGTCTTACAGCTAATATAATTCAATTTATTAAAAAAGAATTTCCTTCAGATAAAATACATCTAGAAAATAGTATTAAAGAAATTATTAAACCTCAAATACTTCATGGTGGTAATGGTAAACTTTCTTTACAATTAAGAGATTATCAAAAAGAAATTGTAAATGAGTGTTTAGATAAAGGAAGAGGTGTTGTTATGTTAGCAACTGCTGGTGGTAAGACATTAGCCATGGCTAGTATGCTGGAAAGAATCTACCAAGAAGTGAATAAAGACACGTGGAAAGTTTTAGTTATAGTTCCCGATTTAGGATTAGTAAATCAAACGTTCAATGATTTTAAAAAGTATAATGTTTCATTTTCAGTCGGTAAATGGACCGGTAACTCACCCGTTGATCTAACAAATAATGTTATTATTGCTAATTTAGGTATTTTACAAAGCGAAAAAACAAATTTAGACTGGGTAGAACACGTAGATATATTAGTAATTGATGAGTGTCATAAAGTAAGAAGGTCAAATAAAGTAAACAAAATTATAAAAAATATAAGAACAGAAAATAAGTTTGGATTTACAGGAACGTTACCAGATAATAATTCAGATCAGTGGAACATAATAGGTAAAATTGGTCCAGTTATATACCAAAAAAAGAGTTATGAACTTCGTATAGAAAATTTTGTTACTAATGCTGTTGCACAAGTAGTGAGATTACATTACAAACAACGACCCAAGTATTCTATCGATATATCAGACCCAGGTGAAAGATATAGACAAGAATTTGAATTTCTTTTCGAAAACGTATTTCGAAATAATATAATAAAAAAACTTACAACAGGCGTAAAAAACAATTCTCTAATTTTAGTAGATTATATAAGACATGGAGAAGCACTTTACAAAGAACTAAGTAATAACGATAAAGAAAAAAAAATATATTTTATAAGAGGAGAAGTAGATGTTGAAGAGCGTGATAAAGTTAAAAAACTTATTGAGCGGGATGATAATATTATTTGTATTGCTATTAGCAGGATTTTCTCTACTGGTATCAGTATCAATAATTTACATTACATTGTTTTTGCTAGTGGCGGTAAAGCTAAAATTAAAATCTTACAGTCGATCGGTCGTGGACTTCGTTTGCACGAAAGCAAAAACAAATTAACTATAGTTGATATTGCAGACCAGTTGCGGTATGGTGAAGTTCATTCCGATAAAAGAATAGATTTATATACACAAGAAAACATATGTGTAAAAATAAAAGATTTATACGAATGATAGTGTTGAACTTATACATAACAATATTATAATTAAAGATAGCCATGCAAGCAAAAAAACCTAAAAACGGCGTTAAAATTAAACCTAAAAGTAAAGAACATTACGTTAATTCAAAAGAATTCAAAGAAGCAATTGCAACTTATTATAAAACCGACGTATGTGGAAATGAGCTTGGTGAAATGATAACAAAAATTGCTCACGGTTTAAGTTATGCGCCTAATTTTATAAATTATAGCTACAAAGATGAAATGATCGGTGATGCAGTTGTAAAAATGTTTACAGCTCTTTTCAATAAAAAATTCAATTTAGAAGCAACAGATTCAAATGGTAACAAATACAATCCTTTTTCATATTTTACTACAATTGCGTTTCATGCATTTATTAATCGAATTAAAAAAGAAAAACGACACCATGAAGCTCTTAATGAATATAAAGAAAGAATTTACGAAGAGTCGTTAAACGATGGCCAAAACGCACAAACAACAGTTTATGTTAAACCCACGGACGAAAATGAGGCCTATTATAATTGATTACGCGAATTGTTTAAACTCGTCCCATACTTTGTAAAAACACTTTACCCGTGTTCGGTCTTCATCACCGAAATCAACCCAACTTGGGTCGCTTTTTACATCATGGTTCCATTCCTCAAAATCTAACGTAAACTGATTTCTTATTTTATAGTAAGCTGATAAAATAATTTCTTCTGTAAAAAAGTCCGTGTTAGGTGGTTCTGTACTAGTTAAAAGTAATAAAGCCTTTTCGTAGAAATCAAATAACGGTTTAAACTCACTAGGGTGAATTCCTATCACACCACCAACTAATTGGTGTATTAGATGACTGTTTGATTCTTCAAAACCATAATCTGTTTCTAATAGTTTTGACAAAAGCTTAACGTGGTGTAAATTATACCAAAGATTACCATGTTTGGTTTCAACAAATTTGTGCTTAGTAATTAAATTGTCTATACCTTTACCCACATCAGGTGTAAACACGTTGTTTTTATTGTATGGGTAATAATGTTTTTTGTTAAAAAAGTTATTAATTTCCACACCACCTAAACTATGTGGGTTTAATCCCCAATGGGTGCACCCGGAATCAACCCATACAAAATTATCCGTATTAAACGGGTTCTTTTCTGCTACTTCTTTTACAAAATAAAGTTTTCTGTGACAAAGTATTTCACAACGAGCATGAAAAAATCCAGGTTCGTCAGGGTTTTCTTTTTTTCTTATTTCTGTTTGTTTCTTTTCCCACTCAATAACTCTAGTTCTATGTGAACCTATAATATCTTTAAATTTAAAGTCTCCTAATTCGCTTACAATGATTGTCCATTTATTTGGAATACCAATATAATCTAAGTAGTCAAAATATTTTAAAATTTTCTCATAGCCGCGCTTATCGCAAAAAACTACTGTGGGTAAGTTAAAATTATAAATGTTTTGAAAAGAAGAAAAATAGTATTGCTCTTGCCAACACCGACCTCCAAACTCACCTTCTCTTTCTCCATAATAAATTGCTGTAACAAGGGTTGTACTCATTTGTAATTAATATATTATATTTAAAGTGGTTACTATAAATTTCAAACAATCAAAAATTTGTTGCATATCAGACATACATTTAGGAATCCACCAAAACAAGAGTAATTGGCATAAAATTCTGCTTGATTGGGGTAAATGGTTAGATAAAAACTTAAAAAAATTAAAAATAAAAGATATTATGATTTGTGGTGATCTATTTCACTACAGAGATGAAATAGCTGTTAACAGTCTACAAATTGCAAAACAATTTTTTGATATATTAAAGGATTATAACATCGTAATGATCACCGGTAACCACGACTGCTATTATAAAGATACTAGTTGCGTTAATTCACTGTCATTATTGAATGGTTGGAATAATATAAGCGTTATTGACAAGCTACACACAGAAGAAATTCACAATAAAACAATAACTTTTGTACCCTGGGGCGAACAAATTAAAAAAATACCAAAATCTGATCTTATATTTGGCCATTTTGAGCTAGAAAATTTTAAAATGAACAATTTTAAGGTATGTGACAGTGGAGATAACCCCCATTCTCTATTAAAAAAATCAAAAATGGTAATTACAGGGCACTTTCACTTAAAAGATGAACGTAAATTTAAAGATGGTAAAATTCTTTACCTAGGTAACCCATTCCAAATGGATTTTGGAGATGCAGAAAGCGAAAAAGGGTTCTATATTTTGGATTTTGATAAAATACAAGAACCTGTTTTTTATAAAAACACGGTATCGCCAAAACACAAAAAAATATTACTAAGTGAGCTTATTTCCTTCGATGGTATAACCCCTGAACTAAGAAAATTAATAAAGGGCAATATAATAAAGTTGGTTATTGATAAAAACGTACAAGCAGACGACTTAGATATCATCATGATATGTTTAAACAACCTAAAACCCTTCACAATTACTGTTGATTACGAAATTAATTACAATAAATTTTCTGTAGAAGGTGAATTAGAGTACGAATACTCGGGTGTAGATTATCAAACAGCAATTACCAATTTTATAAACATGTTAGACGTTAACAACAAAAAAGAAGTAATAGAATATACAGTAGATTTATATAAACAATGCAAGGAATAGGAATAGTTGTTTTAACATTAGGTGGTTCTCAATTAAAAAAGTGTTTAAGGGGGCTCACACCGGTTTTAGACAAAACCGTTGTTGTGAACGACGGTAAAAAAACTGATTTTAACAAGTCCGTAAAAAAATACATAAGTCCCACGTATACCAAGTACCCAAGTGCTTGTTACAATATGGGAATTAGGGAACTACTAAAAGATGAAACTATTGAACACGTTTTTATAATAAATGATACAGTAGAAATAATTGATGACAGTGTTTTCCAAGATTACATAGACGTTGCCAATAAAACAAAGTTAAAAGCTTTATATTTTTGTGATAATGAAGATGATCCAAGAGGGTTAGATGAAAATACACGACTAACTATAGACTTAGGAGACAATACACTAACATTAAATTATGGAACCGCTGCTAATTTAGTTTATTTACATAAAGATATTTTTAAGAAAGTGGGATTTTTTGATGAAAGGTATAGAGCTGCAATGGAGTGGTCAGATTTATCGTACAGAATATCACAAAAAAACTTATCCACACCGTTTCTTTGGTTTCCACACGTAACATCTGTAGAAAATAAAATAATATTTCATGATCACGTGGAAAGATATAAAGACGATCTAGAAGAGAGAGTATTAAGAGGTATGAAAGTCTTTTATATGAAAACCAAATGTGAAATAAAAGATTTAATTGATGTTTTTTCTAAAAAAGATATCATACAAAAACTAAAAAATAAAAGTAGATCCTCATAGGATATACGTATAATTATATTTTATGAAGCAAATCTTCTTCGAAGATGTTACTATTCAAAATTTTCTCTCAGTAGGTAATGACCCAGTAAAGGTAAAGTTCAATTGCGGGTTTAATATTATTACGGGTTCTAATAAAGATAAAGAAGACAGAAGAAACGGTGTAGGTAAAAGTACAATAGCTGATGCAATTAATTTTGTTATATTTGGCTCCACTTTAAGAGATTTAAAGAAAGAACTCATACCTAACAATCTTACTAACACTACATGTTCGGTACTTATAAATTTCAAAGTTGTTACCCCACAGGAAACCAATTCGTATTCCATTAATAGAACCCTTTCCCCGTCAAAATGCTACATTTACAAAAATGAACAAGACATAACAAGAGATTCAATTATTAATACAAACGAATTTATTAAAGATCTAATTTATTGTAGTGAGGATGTTTTTCAAAATTGTGTTATTATGACTGTAAACAATACTATACCGTTTATGGCTAAGAAGAAGGTAGAAAAACGAAAATTTATAGAAGGTATTTTCAATTTACAAATTTTTGGTGACATGATTTCACATTTAAGAAACGATTATAATGAAACCAAAAAAGATTTTGATATAGAATCAACTAGGTTTGATGAAAATGTTACTTCTTTAGATAATTTTAAAGATCAAAAAATACAAATAGTAGAAGAACGTAAAAATAAAAAAGAAAAATATAAAACCCGCCAAAAAAATAATGAACACGAACTTTTAGAAATAAAAAATAAGTTATTGAACATAAAAGATATAATAATTGAAGAAAATGAAAAACTTATTTCCAAGTTTGAACATAAATTAAAAGATTTAGATAAAATAAAAACCGTAAAAAGAGATAAAATAAGTGAACTAAAAGCTTCACGCAACCAATTAAAATCAAATTTAGTAAAAATAGGTACAAACGAAGAAATATGCCCCACTTGTTTACGTCAAATCGATAACGACGATAAAGACCATATAAAAAATGAAATAAAAATAACTAATAAAAGTATAGACGATGTTGAATCCGAAATTAAAACATTTACTAAAGATTATAATTCGGTGGTTTCTGACGAAGACAAACTGAATAGGGGTATTAACAAACTTCGTAAAAAAATTAAACGAGGTAATGATGAATTAACCAATCAAAAACTTCTAAAACAAAAAGCAAAGCAACTTCTCGATTGGCAAGATCAACTAAAGGTTGATATAAAAGAATTAGATTCAGAAGATACAAATTTAGATACCATAATTACCAATTACAATAACAAAGTTAAAGAGATAAAATCAAAACTCGAAACAGTTAAAAAGAAAATTAACATGTTTGATGTTGTAAAATATATTGTATCAGAAGAAGGTGTGAAATCATATATTGTAAAACAAATTTTACACGTCTTCAATCAAAAACTTGCTTATTATTTAAAAAAGATGGACAGTAATTGTATTTGTATTTTCAATGAATATTTTGAAGAACAAATTATAAATGAAAAAAATAAACTCTGTTCTTATTTTAATTTTTCGGGTGCAGAAAGAAAAAATATCGATTTAGCATGCTTGTTTGCTTTCATGGATATTAGAAGACTTCAAGGAGACGTAACGTTTAACTTTAGTATCTATGATGAACTATTTGATAGTAGTCTAGATGAAAGAGGGGTAGATTTAGTCACATCTATTTTAAGAGAAAGAGTAGAAAAATATAAGGAATGTGTATATGTTATTAGTCATAGGAAAGAAAGTGTTAAAGCTGCTACAGGTGAAGTAATATATCTGGAAAAAAGCAATGGAATTACTCGAAGAGTTAAGTATACAGAAATTGATAAAGACTAACACGTAAGTAAATAAATCAAACATGTTTCAATCACCATTTATGCAAGGTGGTCAACCTTTTGCAAAATCAAACCCATATCAATCTAATTTTGCTCTACAAACTAAACAACCTAACCCTATACCTGTAGATAATCAACCTGCACCTGTTTCTCGTTTTATGAATTATGTCGCCGATTACGGTGGATGTGGTTTTTGGAGAATTATATGGCCCGAATACTTACTAAATGCAAGCGGTAAATGCATGGTACACACCTCTACCTGTATGACAATCGACCCACAACATTACAGAAATACAGAATCAATCAAAGTTCAACGACAAGCTTCACCCGACCAAAGAAAGTTTGTAAAGTACCTAAAAGAAATTTCATCTCAAGTAGGTTTTAGATTAATTTATGAAATCGACGATTTAGCATTTAGAGAAGATATACCTGACTACAACAAATATAAATTTGCTTTTACAGACGACGAAATTCGCGAAGGCATCCAAGAAATTATGGAACTTTGCGATGAAATGACAGTAACATGCAAGTTTATGAAAGACTATTATTCATCTAAGTTAGATAATGCTAAGATAACAGTTATACCGAATTATGTTCCTAAATTTTGGATGGGTAATTTTTATAACAGAGACAAAATCGAAAGAGATTATGAACGTAATAAACACAAACCTAGAGTTATCTGGTCTGGATCGGGTGCACACATTGATGTAGATAACAGAGTAAAAGGTAAAGATGACTTCCACCATGTTAATGACGTTATTAGAAAGACAATAAAAGACTATCAGTGGGTATTTTTAGGAGCTATACCGCGTAATTTAGTAGATTTAGTACAAACCGGTAAAATAGAATATCACCCATGGTGTGAGTTATTCGATTATCCGGAAAAAGTTTATACTTTAAATGGTAATATGATGGTGGCCCCATTAATTGATAATAACTTCAACAAATCTAAGAGCGATCTAAAACATTTAGAGTCAAGTTGCTATGGTCTACCAATTGCTTGTCAAGATATTTGTACATATGAAAATGCACCCATTAAATTTAAAACAGGTGATGAAATGATCGATCAAATCAACCTCGTTTTGAAAGATGAAAGAAGATTTATTCAAGAATCTGTAAAGGGTAGAAACTTTGCTGAATCTAGATTTTTAGAAAAACCACAAAACATAGGAAAATTCTATGAATCATATAAATTTCCACATGGTGCACCAGAACGCAAACACCTCAACTCATTAAAAGAGAATAAAATTTAATGGATCTTATTCTCTTTTGCCCAATGTTTAATTTTAAAAGTATTATAGAAGTCACGTCTATAGTCATAAAACAATTCTTGTTGATCGTAAGTTAAAAATTCACCATTTTCTTGCTTTGCAATTTTTTTACTAACTTCAAAAGCACCTGCAGGTTTTAACCCTTTATCAGCACTAAGACAAAATGTCATGGTGAAATTCCAGGGTACTTCTCTATAAGTTGTTGTGTATTTACATGCATGTAGTGGTTGTCTGATATCATCCTCCATCATCCTCCAATCTACACCATTATTTTCTTCATAGTATGAATAATCTGTATAATCAAAAAGAGTATTAAAAACGGTTTCACACCAAGTAACTGCACCCAATATCAATACCTTATTTACCATTTCTTTGCTTCCTAAATCTTTTCTTTTTTTAATATTATCATGAATGGCTTTTAAAAATATAGGATTTTCAGGTGATGTAGCCATAAAGCAGTGAGTAAACCCATAATCTTCATGTGTTGGTAAAACAAATTTTACATTTTTTGTAATAATTGAATTCATAGGAATATTACAATATCTGTCCAAATCGTGATATACCCCTCCTTCATTGTATAACTTTACAAGTCTCCACAAATCTGTTTTTTCAACAACGTGTCTATCTTTAATATCAGTATAGTTTTTTAAAGACAAGTTTTCTTTTAGATACTTTTCTATATCATCGTCATCACTAATTACAACATCCCAATCCGGATTTATCTCAATCATCCTTTTTAACCCATTCTGTATAACCGGGTGTTTATTATCCCTAATATTTTTATCTTTCCAAGTAAAGTTTATTATTTTGGGTATTTCTTTTAATCCTTCTAGCAGACCTTCATTCATAGTATTATTTACTTGAAATATTTGAAGAGTAAACTATAATTAACTCACATGTATAGGAATGTAGTTTATGAACCTTCTCAAGAACAAATGAGACTGTTTACTTGGGATGAAGATGGAAAAAGAATTGAAGTAATTCAAAGTTATAACCCATATTTGTATATTGAACCAAAAGACAAACGACATTCAAATGCAACGTCTATATTCAAAAGCCCTCTAAGAAAGGTTACATTTAAAAGAGAATCAGAAAGAAGACAATTTATTAGAAACAATCAAATTAAAAGATTGTTTGAAAATTTACCAATCAAACAACAATTTTTGTTAGATAATTTTTGGCAAGTAAACGAGACAGATGAATTTACAAAACATCCCATAAAAATGTTGTTATTGGATATTGAAACTTATTCACCTGATGGGTTTCCTAATATTGAAAATGCCAACCACCCAATAAATGTCATAACGGTTTATGATAATTTGAAAAATAAATTTTATACTTGGGGTACCAAAGAATATACAGGTAAGGGTAGGAAAAATTTAAAATATACTTACTGCGAAACAGAAAGAGTATTGTTTAGTAAATTTTTAGATTATTTAGAAAATGACTATCCAGATATTTTAAGTGGCTGGAACTCTGAATTTTTTGACATTCCTTATATTGTTAAAAGATGTGAAAGAATTATGGGTGAAGAACAGATGAAAAGATTATCTCCTGTAAAAAATGTATATTATAGAAGTCTTCAAGGTGCTTTTGGTAGACAACAAATAAGGTGGTATATTGAAGGTATTGCTTTGTTAGATTATTTGGATATATACAAAAAATTTGCACCTTTGAGAGAATCATATAAACTAGATGCAATTGGGGAACAAGAATTAGGTGAACGAAAAGTAGAATTTGAAGGAATGGATCTTGCAACATTATCTGATAAAGATTGGAACAAATTTATTGATTATAATATTCAGGATGTAAACTTGTTAGTAAAATTAGAAATAAAATTACAATATTTGGGTTTAATACGAATGTTAGCATATGTTGGGTGTGTTACATTTGATGCAGCAATGGGGGCACTATCTGTAATCAACGGGGCATTTTGTATACGAGCAAGACACAAACAACAAATCATACCTACATTTATCAGAGGTCAGGATACTGGTAAGAACCCGGGTGCATATGTTAGTGAACCACAACAAGGGTTTCAAAATTACATTTTATCATTTGATGCAAACAGTCTATACCCAAATGTAATGATATCATTAAACTTATCACCAGAAACTAAAGTTGGAAAAATTTTAGAAAAAACTGACAATCAAGTGGTGATGGAAATGGTAAACGGTAAAGTAAAGGAATTTACAATACCTAAATTCATAAAAATGGTAAAAGATTATAAGTTAACAATATCAAAAGCAAATATTGTATTTCATCAACAAGAAAAGGGAATTATTCCAGAAATTTTAGATTACTACTATAGTAAACGGTTAGTAGTAAAAGATGAATATGTTGAACTAAAAAAGAAACATGCAGTAATGAAAAAAAGAGATCCGGACTATGAGGAAACCGGGGTCGATGTACAGCGTTTAGGTACAAAACAACTTACAATTAAAATTTTAATTAACTCAATATACGGTTACTTTGGGAATAAAAACGCACCAGTTGGTGATGATGATATTGCATCATCAGTAACACTAACAGGGCAAGCAGTAATCAAACAAAGTAATATAATTATCAGAAACTATATTAAAAACAAAACTGGGTTGAGTGACAAAGAGTTGAAAGCAAATGATCCAATTATCTACAATGATACAGATTCATCATATGCATCAATTGAACTTTTGATTAAACATTTAGGTTTAAACTTTAAAAACGAAAAAGGGGAAGTTCATGATGACATTTATAAAATGGAAATTGAGTTAGTAAAGTATCTAAATCATGAAATTATAAAGTGGGGTAAAAAAACGTTTAATAGTAAAGATTGTAGATTTTTGTTTAAACGAGAATGTATTGGAGAAGTGGGTGTGTTTTTGCAGAAAAAAAGATATGTGATGAATATTTTGGATGATGAAGGTGCAAAAATAAACAAAACAAAATATACGGGGGTAGAAGTAGTTAGAACAACATTACCTAATTCATTAAAACCATATATGAAAAATGTCATACAAATAATGCTTAAAACGCAAGATTATCAAAAAACAAATGAAGCTATGGCTGAAGTGTATGAAAAATTCAAATCATTACCTATTACAGAAATAGCAACAGTTATGGGTATTAGAGGATACGAAAAATACGCGGGACAATGTGATGGAATGAAAACAGTTAAAGGTATGCCTATACATTGTAAAGCAGCATATTTTTATAATAAAATGCTAAAATTACATAAGCTTGATAAAAAGTATGAAAGCATTGCATCAGGGGATAAAGTGAGGTATTTTTACATTAAAAAACCAAATAGGTATAATATTGATGCTATAGCATACAAATATGAATGGCCAAAAGAATTTGATGAATATTTTAAACCTAACTACGACAAAATATACGAAAAATTAATTTTTACACCTTTAGAAAGATTTTATAATGCGGTAAATTGGAAATGTTATTTACCCAATCAAGCAGTACAGTGCGACTTATTTAGTATTTTAGCAGAAAATGAGTAAACAAACAATAACAAGAAAAGGGACATTTGATTCAATGCATCGAGTGATGAATGAGCGTATGAAATGTTTTAATGTGCATGGGCATACGTACCTATTTGAATTAACATTTGGTTTTAGTCAGATGGAAGATATTGGTTACGCTATTGATTTTAAAGAGATTAAGCGTGTAGGTTGTCAATGGATTGATGATATTTTAGATCATGGAGCTATTTTAAATCCTAAAGATACTCTTTTAATTGATGCCGCTGCTAGTGTAGATAGTAAGTTGTATAAAATGTCACTAAGTGGTGGTGAAGAATATTGTAACCCATCAGTAGAGAATTTAGTTAAAGAAGTGTTCCTAGCTCAAAATATTTTGTTTGCTCCATATCAGCACTTGTGGATTGATCATATTAGATTGTATGAGACTCCTAATTGTTTTACAGACTGTTACAAAGATTCTATTTCTGATGCTGAGCATAAGAACTTTTGGGACTATCGTGGTAATGAGATTGCGAAGTATCGTGATGATAAAGGAGTTATTGAGTATGACGACAGAATAATTACTAGTTGATTTAATTTAGATTAAAATAAAATATTGTTATGAACCTTAAGATTTTTGTAGATTCAGTCGGGCGTACCATTATCGGTGAAGTGGTGGAAGACACAGATACAGCTTTAAAAATTAAAAACCCTTGTACCATTTTTGTACAGCCTAATGAACAAAGTCAACTTCAAGTACAAACAGTGCCCATGTTTTTTAGAGAATTTCTAACCCCCGAAGGACGAGATGCCGGTACAACCTGGACGTTCAATAAAGCCACTATAGTGGATAGTGACTGTGCTGATCATTTAGACGGTAAACTAAAAACCCAATATGATACGATTATAACAACCCTTACTGCACCCGACGCTCAGGTGGATACGGATACACCCGACGAACCTGAGGTGGTAAAATTGTTTGATGATTAATTAAAATGTTGGTAAGCGCCCGAAAGGGCGCTTTTTTTTACTTGAAAATAATGTATTATAAATTATAATATGTGAATGGCTAAAGATGATATAGAAAGCGTATTTGCAAGTTTAAATAAATTAAATCCTGAAGCGACATATTTGAGTGAAAATGCACTATCAAATGTGGATACTTGGTATGATACAGGGTGTTATGCATTGAATGCAATCATTGGTGGTTCGTGTCGTGAAGGTGGGGTACCGAAAGGAAGGTTGGTTGGGTTTTCAGGGCCTTCACAATCTGGCAAAACATACATTATTAATAAGATTTTAGGTAATGCTCAAAAAATGGGTTTGCACCCTATTATATTTGATACCGAATTTGCCGTAGATAAAGAAAGCTCAGAAGGGGTAGGGTTAGATGCAACTAAAACAAAATACGTCCCTGTATATACCGTTGAGCAATGCCGAAATCAAGTTGTGGCTTTATTAGACAGCATTATTGAAAAGGGGTTACAAGGAAAATTTATTATAAGTATTGATTCTTTAGGTAATTTAGCATCACAAAAAGAAGTAGAAGATGCAGCAAAAGATAAAAGTGCCATGGATATGGGGCTAAGAGCTAAACAACTCAAATCTATGATGAGAATACTTACATATAAAGCTGGTCTATCTGGTACGACAATTTTGTTTAGTAATCATACATATGACAACCCAGGTGCTTTACACCCTACCCTAGTAAAAACAGCTTCCGGTGGAAGCGGCCCACAGTATATGGCTAGTGTACTAGTACAATTGGCTAATAAAAAAGAAAGACAAGACGCTTCTAATGAAGATGACGAGATTCTAGCAGAAGCTCGCAACTACTCGGGTGCTACATTAAGATTTTTAACCACAAAAAATCGATTTGTACCACCATTTTTACAGGCTGAAATTTACCTCAATTTTAAAACTGGCTTAGATAGGTATAGCGGGTTACGAGACATGGCTGTTAATCATGGGATACTAACGCAGACAGGTAGTACCTATCAAATAGGTATGGAGAGTAAGGATGATAAATTCAAAGCGGGAGATAAAATCGGTTACTATAAAACTTGGAAAAAAGATATAGATCTTTGGGAAAAATTCATTATTCCTGAGTTGGATAAAAAGTTGAAATCTGCCTATAAGTACGGTAAATAAAAACATTATGGCTAATATTGCGATTTATGGTTCGCATAACGGAGCAATTGTACTTGAAGATAACGGCGAATATTATGTTATAGAATTTGAACGATTTTTTAACATAAAAAATATTGGGTTAGCTCAATATAAACCTCTAGCAAATAGAGAAGAAGCTGTCTATGCAATATTGCAATATATTGAAAAAGAATTAGGGTACGAACCACCTTTTGATAATCTATTACACATCAATACAGAGTGTGTGCATAATGATATAACTTACAGCTATAAAGATTTTATACCTGCTAAAAATGTTTTAGAAGGCTGGCATCACCATGCACACGCTAGTGGGTCATTTTATCAATCTAATTTTTCAAAAGCAATAATTTTTAGTTTTGATGGTGGTGGTAATGATGGCTTTTTTAATATTTTTACAGCTGATAGAAAAGACGGTGTAAGCTATTTAGATAAAACCAACCCTGCAGACCGTCATAACTATGATCATGATTTCGGTTTCCCATATATGTGTTTTGCTCACTATTGTCCAGATATTAAACAAGAATGGATATCAGATGGTAATTTAGTTTATAGTGGTAAAATTATGGGTCTTTGTAATTACGGTAAAGTAAGAAAAGACTGGTTACCTTATTTTAAAGAATTTTATTATGCAAAACCAGACGGTGAAGACTACGTTAGAAAATTAACCGATATAATTGGGAAAAATTGTAATTTAGTTTTTGATGATAATAAACGTTTAGAAAAGGAAATTAGCTGGGACGTAGCAGCAACATCACAACAAGCTTTCGAAGATTGTTTTTTCGAAGTAGCTATGCCTTACATCGAAAAGTATAAAGATTTACCTATTATTATAACAGGTGGGTGTGGACTTAATATTCTACTTGCTACAAAAATAAAAGAAATGTTTCCTGAAAGACCAAGTTTTGTTGCTCCTAATACTAATGATTGTGGTATTGCTTTAGGGTTATTAGCCGGGTTTAATAAACCGGCGACCCCAATAGATATAACTTACGGTGGTACTGAACTATTAGATATAAACACTTACCCAGCTTGGATAGAAAGTAACTCTGCAAAACCTGTTGATCTTAGTATTATAGCATCTGAATTAGCAAACGGGAAAATTTTTGGTTGCGCAAGAGGGAGATGTGAACACGGGCCAAGAGCATTAGGTAACAGATCTATTTTTTGTAACCCGGCTTTTCCTGAAATGAAAGATATTTTAAATTTTAAAGTTAAAAATAGAGAATGGTACAGGCCATTTGCACCTGTTGTAAGATTAGAAGATGTATCCAAATATTTTGAATGGGAAGAGGAATCCAAACACATGCTTTATTGTCCTAAAGTAAAAAAAGAGTGGAGAAAAAAATTATCTTCCATCACACATATAGATGGTACTGCCAGAGTACAAACAGTAACAAGAGAACAAAATGAATGGCTATATGATTTGTTAACTCAATTTAATAAACATGCCGGTCATGGGGTGTTATTGAATACTTCATTTAACATTGCCGGTAAACCTATTCTAAATACAATTTCTGATGCTGTTAAAGTGTTAGAATCAACGCAAATGGATTATCTCATAATTGAAGATTTTTATTATGGTAAACATTGGTAACTATTATATCATATAGTTATGTCTAACAAAAACAAAAGTGTAATGATTTTTAGTGGTGGTATGGATAGTGCTGCAATGCTAAGAATGGCTCAATTTAATTCAGGAGAATTACATTGCATTACTTTCGATTATGGCCAACGTCATAAACGTGAAATAGAATGTGCTAAAATTCAAATTGAACATGCTAAACTGGTAAGTTTTAGTCATAATTTTGAAGATACAAAAATATATCATAAAATTATAGATGTAACCTTTTTGAAAGAACTAATAACAACCAGTTCACTAACTAATGAAGAAATAGAAAATCCAGATGTAAAAGATATGATAGGTGAAGCACAACCAGTAAGTTATGTTCCATTTAGAAATCAAATATTTTTATCTATTGCATGTGCACATGCTGAATCAATTGGTGCCGATACCGTATATCATGGAGCAACTCAAGTAGATAGTCTTGCTGGTTATTGGGATGGTAGTGAACAATTTAGGGAGCAATTTCAAGCATTAATCGATTTGAATAGAAAAGAACAAATCAAACTTATGTGTCCTCTTTTAGCAATGGACAAAAAAGCAATTGTAGAGTATGGAGCATCAAGTAAAGTTGATTACAAATATACATACACCTGTTATAGTGGTGACGAAATTGCTGATGCATCAACCCCAAGCAGTAGTTTAAGAATTAAAGGGTTTGCCGATGCAGGTTATATTGACCCTCAACCATATAACCAAGATTTAACAGAATTTTGGAAACAAAACAAATGTGTCCCTTTCCCAGAAGAAGTGTTTTTAAGTAGAGAAGGCACTAGGGGCCCTTAATGCATGTTTTTAACAAAGAAGAATTATCAAAAACCGGTTATGCAAACAATACTGCATATTCTTCTCATATACCCTTTTTAAAGTATATTGTAGAATTTTTATATAAAAATAAAAACAATCAAAAACTTAATATTTTAGAATGTGGAACCGGTGATGGTAGCAGTAGTTATTTTTGTTATCTAACAAAAAACGGTAAAGCAAAAGTTTGGGGTATTGAGTATTTTAATAGCCCACCAGCATATTGGTATGACAATATGAAGAAAAAATATGAAAATGAAAATTATAAAATTACTTTAGAAACTCAAAGTATTTTTGTTAAAGGTACACCATACTATAAAAAAATAGAAAGTTTTTACGATTTAATTTTTGTTGATACAGGTGGTTATGATAATAGAGCTAATTGGGTTAAAGAATCGGCGGGTAGATGTGATTGTATAATATTACATGATAGTGAGCATATGCATAGATTTAAACCTTGGCTCTTAGATTTTGTAAATAAAAACTTTGAATTTGTTTACGACACCTGGCCCACTATAAACCCAGGAACATTATTTGCAAGTAATATTGATTTAGAGTGTAATTTTGAATATGAAGGCCGATATAACGATATGCCAGATGCTAAAGAACACAATATGGAATTTTTTCAATAATCTTCTAAATCATCAACGGCTTCAGGGCCAGCAGGATCATGAAACGCTTCAATTTCACCTAATTTATCAGGATCCACTTCAGGTTCTGGGGCTTCTTCATCTTTAAAAACTTCATCTAAAAACCCGTCTAAGATCATATCTTTTAGAACTCTCTCTGCTTCTTTTTTATCTTCTATTTTTGATAAAAAATCTAAAATTTCTTTTGCAGTAGAGGGCCTAATCTCTACAAAACTTACTACATTTTTTTGTAAACCTTTTAATGGTGTTTCGTAAGCCTTGTCTGCAACCTTAAATTTACGTTTTCCTAAAGCAACTTTATCTTTAGATACTGCTTTTTTGAATCTAGTAGCTCTACTTCTTGCTCCACCACCACCTCGGATACCCTTTATCCTCATCATCATTTCATAATAAGACTCTTTTCTTTCTTCACCAGTATCCGGATCTACCAAGGTTTTTCTTACCCTATCTGTAAATTGTTTTTTCCGACCTTCTATTATTGTTTTTTGATAAGATTCATAAAGAAATTGGGTATCCTGATCTTTCATATTGAAATATTTATTCAATACTATATAATATAAACATATGTGCGCAATTTATGGTACAGCATCTCGAGAAGAATTTATTAAATTATATGAACTCAATAAAGATCGAGGTGGGTTTGCTTTCAGCTTTTGCGGTATAAAAAATCATGATATATTTGTTTTTAAAAACAAATTAGTAGATTTAGACTTACTATATCAAGAAGATTGGGATTATTATCTTGCACATGATCAAGCTCCAACTAACTCAGTTAGAAAATATAGTGAAAATACTTCACATCCATTTCATTATGGTAGGTGGTATGTTGCTCACAATGGGGTTCTTACGAATTATACAGAAGTGGTAGAATCAACAGATACCAAAGAAGTAGATAGTTCATATATAGCAGCATATATGGAACAATTAGACCTATTACCGATTCCACCTGAAGAAGATCATGAAATATTTTATGAAACATTTTCAGCATTTAAGGGGACTCATGCATGTTGGGTATGGGATGAAGAAAATAGTAAGCTTTTTTTAACCAAAAACGGCAGTACATTATTTACAAAAGGAGACACATTTTCATCTGTACAATTTGAAGGTAGCAAACCACTACTTGATGGGTGGGCATATCAAATGTTCTTTGAAAGATATGCTAGTAAACATAATCCAGGATATGGGGTTATTGAAATAGTAAAATTTGAAGATAGTAACCCCTTTGCAATTTTTAATTAATATGAACGATTATAGAGAAACATTAGAGGATAATAACAAAAAACAATTTGATTTTTTTAAAAAATATAAATCTGAAAGCAACACTTTTATAGAGACAGGGTGTCACAAAGGTATTGGTTTAACTAGCGCTATTAATGCTGGTTATACAAAACTTTATTCATGTGATATATTTGGATATAGGGTAGATTATTGTAGCAATCTCATTAGTGAAATGGTTGATAATGATAAAATTGTTAAACCCGAGTGTGTTGAGATTTATAAGTGTAGTTCAGTACAATTTTTAACAAAATTACTACCTAAAATTGATACCGATGCTACTTTTTGGCTCGATGCACATGACGAAGGTGGTGGTATACCTTTAAATGAAGAATTAGATCTTATAAAAACGTTATTTAAAAATAAAACAAGTACAATTATTATGGATGATATACCAACATTTCTACGAGCTTCTGAAATACCACTTGTTAAAAATAAATTAAAAGATATAAACCCAGATTATAAATTTGAATTTATATCTACTGCTACTCCTGATCATGTAATGATTGCTTCTACAAAATTTAGTTGATATCTAAATTTAAAATAATATAATAGTTGTATGAAGACAGCTTTAGTATGTGGAGCAGGTGGGTTTATTGGTAACCATCTTGTAAGTAGGCTTAAAAAAGAAGGTTATTGGGTACGTGGTGTAGATCTTAAACACCCAGATTACGGAAAATCAGAAGCCGATGAATTTATTACAGGGGATTTAACAGAAAAAGATATAGTTGAAAGATGTATTAGAACAGGGAGCTATTATGGTACAGTACCGAAACAATATCAAGGGCAATTTGATGAAATATATCAGCTAGCTGCTGATATGGGTGGTGCCGGGTATATTTTTACCGGTGAGCATGATGCAAACGTTATGAGAAACTCAGCAACTATTAATTTACATATCCTAGATGCAATCAACCGGCTTAACCAATTTGTTAAAACCCCCTGGTATAATGATTCTCGAGTTATGCCATATGAACAGGTAACAACTAAGATTTTTTATAGCAGTTCTGCATGTATGTACCCTGAACACAATCAATTAGATGCTGATAATCCTAATTGTGAAGAAAGTTCAGCATACCCTGCTGCACCTGATAGCGAATACGGTTGGGAGAAGTTATTTTCCGAAAGGCTCTATCTAGCATATGAACGAAATTACAATATACCTGTTCGTATTGCTAGATTTCATAACATTTATGGTCCTAAAGGTACGTGGAAAGGTGGTAGAGAAAAAGCTCCAGCTGCTATTTGCAGAAAAGTGGCGTTAGCCAAAGAAGGCGAAGATATCGAAATATGGGGTGACGGTACACAAACACGTTCCTTTCTATATATAGATGAATGTATTAATGGTATAAGAAAATTGATGGAGTCAGACTGGTCAGGTCCAGTAAATTTAGGATCAGATGAAATGGTGACTATTAACGCATTAGTAGAAACTGCAGAAACCGTAGCCGGTAAAAAATTAGGTAGAAAATATATTGAAGGGCCACTAGGAGTAAGAGGCAGAAATAGTGACAACAAACTTATTCAAGAAAAACTCGATTGGTCACCACACTATCCTCTTATTAAAGGCATACAACAGACGTACGATTGGATTTGGGATCAAATCAACCAAGAATCGCTTGTTGATCATTCAAGTATATAGTCTATACTGGTTTATATGTCGGACAAATCGTTAGATTTAGATTACTATGAGAATGTAGTATTGTATAAAAGTTTTACTGATTCTAGATATTTGGGATCAATAATAGACCATATTCAACCAGTATATTTTACTAATAAACACTTTAAAAGCATTATTAGCATTATAAAAGCGTTTTTTATTAAGAGACAAACTATTCCTTCTGCTACAGAAATTGCTTCTTATTGTATTACACAAGAACTAAAAGTAAACTTAAAAGAAACGCTACTAAAAATTGAAAAATTAGATAAAAATTATAATGAAGATGAATTGTATGCTAATACAGAACGGTTTCTAAAAGAAAAAGCCGTGTATCATACAATGCTTGAAGTAGCGGATGACTGTAGTAAAGGTAAAGTAGAGCCTACTATTATATTTGACAAGTTTGAACAGTGTTGTGGTATAAATTTATCAGTAGATTTAGGTCTAGACCTTATTTTAGACCACGAAAAGTTAATTGATAATCTCCAAATTGAAGAACCCACGATATCTTCCGGGTGGGGGTGGGTAGATGATAAGTTAGATGGGGGATTCCTAGAAAATGGTAGAGCAATATATGTGTTCGCAGGTGAAACTAATGTCGGTAAATCGGTTTTTTTGGGTAACATAGCAGTAAACATAGCAAAACAAGGAAAAACGGTGTTAGTAGTATCACTAGAAATGAGTGAATTCATGTATGCTAGACGGTTAGCTGGTAATTTAACAGGAATTGAAATAAACAGCTTAAGACTAGAAATTCCTGAACTAAGAAACAAGTTAAAAGAACAAGTTACATCAAACCCTAAGGGTAAAATTTTGATTAAAGAATTTCCACCTAGTACCATTACAGCTTCACAGTTGGGAGCATTTATGAAAAAGGTAAAACAGAAAGGAATTAAAATTGATGCTTTTGTTCTTGATTATGTTAACCTAATGCACTCACCAATTGGTAATAATAGTTATGAAAGGGTAAAATATGCTACTGAACAAGTTAGAGCGTTATCTTATACCCATAACTGCCCTATTATTACTGCCACACAGTTAAATAGGTCGGGATATGATACTCAAGACCCGGGATTAGACACAATAGGTGAAAGTATGGGGCTCGCCATGACTGCAGATGCAATATTTTCTATTTATCAAGATGAAGAAGATAGGGGGTTAGATCAAATTAGGCTTGGTGTTATGAAAAACCGGTTTGGAGCTAACTATGGTGCCACCGAACTAAGTATACACTACCCAACACTAACTATAACAGACGGTGATCAAGGTGACATAAACAATTCAACTCAAGATGTAATGAATTCAATAGAAGCCTTAGCAAATAGTTGAGAATGATGAAAAATTTACTAATTATTAACAATGAACAGTAAAAATTACGTATTTACTGATTCGGATTTAGACGGTGTGGGTAGTTTAATGGTGTTGGGGTGGTTATTAGGTGAATCCCCCTATAAGACAACTACACACAAAAACTTTAGAGAAGATTTTCTAAATTTTTTAACCAATAATAAAATTTCCGAATACGATAACATATATATTTGTGATTTAAATGTAAGTGAACACAGTGACATACTTAATTACAAAAATATTATTGTTATTGACCACCATAATGGTAAAGACAGCTATGTTAACTTTGGAAAACCACAATTAATATTAGATAGTAACTACCCTTCTACTACAAAGTTAGTATTAAAACACCTTCTTTGTAAGGACAAAAGTACAAGTTCCAAATTAAACAAACAAAAAGCTAAATTAATTGAGCTAGTAAATGATTACGATTCATATAAGTTAGCTTTAAAAGAAAGTATTGGGCTTAATCAAGTTTTGTGGAGTTATACAGGTAATAGAGTGCAGAAGTTTGTTGAAGAGTTTAAAGAAGGGTTCAAAGAGTTTACATTGTTTCAGAAAAACATGATTACTCTTGCAAATCGAAAAATAAAATCGTTTTTACAAGAATGTGACGTATTTACACTAACAACAAATATTGATGGAAACCAGAAAAAGGTTATATCTTGTATGTGTGACCATAATATTAACGAAGTAGCATCGGGGTTACTGAAAATCCACAAGGCTGATATTGTGTTTATCATTAATTGTAAATCAAAATCAGTCAGTTTTAGGAAAAAACCTGGCGAAAAAACAAATTTAAACAAATTAGCATCAAAGCTTTGTAATGGTGGTGGTCATACCGACTCAGCAGGAGGAAAAATAAACGAAACACTTTTAAAGTTTACAAAACTGTTTAAACCAGCGGGACTATGAAAAACGAAGACCACAATCCCGTAGAATCGACAAGAAGTAAAGAAACGGCCCATGCTTTTATGGGGTTCTGTTCTTTTATTTCCATAATTAACAACAAAAAAGTAAATTTACCCAATATCTTTATTCTTTTATTAAAAGACTCTAAATTACGTACGTTGTTTAAGGAAATAATAGACGTTGACACTGATTTTGAAATGGTACGGCTGTTTTTACACTATGATCCGTCACTTCATAAAAGTAAATACATTATGAAATACATAAACAGCAACAAAAAGAAATTGATTATGTGAGAAATGTGTTATAATGAGTAGGTGACTGAATTTGAAAAGCTAATTTACAATATACACCTTAAAGTTTCTAGAGTAATACAAAATAAACCATACAAATTTAGGAACAATTTCGAAAATCTTACTGAAGACAAACAAATGTTTTGCAAAAAACTTGCTCAGTTTTTTAATAAGCATAATCACATAAACGTAGAGACGTTTTTTAAGGCACCTTATGAAGTATACACCGACAAACCAAGTTTAGATCTAAAATTTTATACATCTTTAAAGGCATGTAAGCTATATTTCGATTATATCAATAAGCTTAACAAGCAAGATATAAATTCCCAAGAAACAAAACAGTTCTTTCAAGAATCCGCATTGTTTATAACCCGATATTGCATAGAAAACAAGATTACGTTCCATAATTACGTTTCATATAAGGAAAACCCCACAGATAACCTGAATATATTCTGTTCTCACCTTAAATCCGGAAATGTTTCCATATATCTACTGTTTATGTACGAGAATTTCGAAAAACAACTAAAAAGCCATGACAAAGATATATTAAATTTCATGCTCAAAGATGTTATAGCAGATATTAGTCAGCATCGAGTAAAATTCTACAATAAAAAGAAAGAAACCAAATTATTTTTTGAAAAAGTGGTAAATCACTGTAAAAATAAAGTTGATTCTATTGTCGGATAATATATAATAATGGAAGTAACGGTAACAGTGTTACCATACGAACAAAAATTAAAAATAACTAATAAAAATTAAAATGACAGATATTAAATCATTATTTGAAAGCATAAAAACCGAAATGACTAAGGACGGAGGGAATTCCAATCGTTCTCAGTTTTTGCGTACAGAAGTTGGTAATACGTACACAGTGCGTTTGTTGCCTAACATAAAAGACCCAAGCAAAACATTTTTCCATTACTATACACATGGGTGGACTTCATTTGCTACAGGCCAATACATTAATCAAATCAGTCCTCAAACGTGGGGTGAACGTGATCCTATTGGTGAAACACGTTATCGCATCACTAAGACAGGTACTCTAGAAGAAAAAGAGAAGGCTAAATCAATTTTACGGCGTGAAAATTGGTTAGTTAACGTTTATGTCATTAATGACCCAGTTAACCCTGACAATAATGGCACAATTAAGTTGTTGCGCTTTGGAAGACAGTTACATAAAGTCGTCATGGAAGCTATGCAAGGTGAGGAGGCCGAAGAGTTAGGTCCTCGTATCTTTGATTTAAGTAAAAATGGTGTCGACTTTCGTATCAAAGTTGAAAAGCAAGGTGATTTCCCAACATATGTATCATCTAAATTTGGGATGCCTAAGGCAGTTGAAGGTGTTGACACTAAAAAGGCAAAAGAACTGTATGAAGCCATGACAGACCTTGAAACAGTCTTTACAGTAAAGAGCTATGATGAACTAAAAGAATTGTTGAACGAACATTTCTTCTGTATAAGTACTGATGAAAGTGCTAATACCCAACAAACATCAACAAAAGTTCTTGAGACGGCACCAGAACCCGATAAGCCGGCTGACAAAACCGGAGATGATGACGGTGACGAGGACGACGATGATATTGCAAGTTTGTTGAATAGCTTAGACAATATCGAATAATGGAACAACCCCAACAGCCTGTAGGACAAGGTCCGGATCCGCACGCTCAACCGAAACGTACAGATGTAAATTATAGCGCTGGGTTGGATCCAAATTATAACCCTGAGAGCGAAAGCTCTCAGGGTAATCCTATGGAGGATGCAATGGCCATTAGGGGTATGTTCGGTGCAATGCATAATGAACTTAATGAAGTAAACTCAAATATTATTGAACAGTCTTCAGGGTTAAAAGCAAAACAAATAAACAAAGAGGTGATGGATAGAGATATTCTAAACTTGGTGGGTAATCCTCAAATGCAACCCCAAATGGGTCAACCCCACCAACAACACCAACCTCAACCCGTGGCTGAAACCACCCAACACGATCCAAATCAATTTGAATTTAATTTTGATAATTCTGCTACTGCACAAGATATTTTTAACAGATTATCTGACATAGAAGCTAAAGTAAATAAAATTGCAAATCTTTTGCAAGAAAAAAAGTAAGTTGTTCTTCTTAAAGGAGTATCTATAATTAGGTATGATCATAAACATCAAAAATAAAAATCAATTTGTTACAGATTATTTGCGTCCGATAAGTGCATTGACTGAAGCTATTATTATTAAAAGTAAAAACAATAAACTAGAGTGCATTACAAACAATGAGCAAGGGTTGATAGTATATGCATCATATAATTTGGAAGTAGAAAACAATTTAATTTTAAATATACCTAACGTAAGAAAATTAGAAAAGATTTTATCATTTATTGAACTAAGTGAAGTAAAATTACAATATAAAGAAAATTGTATATCATATAAGGATAAGCAATTGCGATTTAAATATCATTTTTTAGATGATAATATTATTCAAGCTCCAAAATTAAGTGTACAAAAGATTTTAAATCTACCATTTAATATCGAATTTAAAATTAATTCGTCTAAAATTAGCGAACTAGCTAAAGGAGCTGCTTTTGTAGCTGAGTCGGAAAAATTATATTTTAATATTGACAACGGAGAAATATTTGCTGAAATTACAGACAGGTCTAATTCTTCTGTCGATAGTTATTCAATAAAAGTTTGTGATGAAACAGATGCAGACAATCTTAGCTTCCCGATACATTTTGATATTGTTCGTTTGTTAGCTAGTACAAATCAAAATGAAATTATAGTAAGGATTAATACAGAACAAGGACTAAGTACTTTTGAAGTGTCAAGTGATAATGTAATGTTAAAATATATCGTCCCTGGGCTTCAAGTATAGATGAAAAATAAACTTAAAACATGTGGTTACTTTAAAAAAAGATTAAGAGACAACGGGTTTATCATACTAGACGTTTTTAACGATTTTGATAAAAACGATAAAAGAAGATGGGTAATTTTAATAAATCCCGGAGAAGAATCTATTTTTTGTACGTGTTACAGTAATTACGACAGTGATTTTGATACTGTTTTTGAATTTAGCGATGGTGGAATTAATATACCTACTAATTTTAAATTATATACACCATCGATGGAATCCGTAATTGAACAATTAATTGTTAGTTGGGGCGTAAATAATAATAACAAGTTATCACCTTACTATAAAAAGAAAAATGAGCACAAAACAAGATAATGGTACGCCACCGTCACCAACACCGGCACCTAAGCAGAAGGCCCTAGAAGACCTTTCTGAAAAAGAAATTAAGCAAGCATTTGAAACATTAGTAAGTAGAAAATTTACAGCAGAAAACCAAAGAAAGCTTTCTAATCACAAAGAACTCGATAGGATATTAAAAGAATATATGGATTGTTGTATTATGCTTGGTTATGATATAAATGGAAACGGTGTAGTAAAGATGATTCATACTAATAACATGCAACATGATGCTTTATGCAACTTGTTACACAAAGTGGTTATGAGTCAGTTTGGTCCCATGGGTGGACCTAGCTTAGAATAATATATAATACGTTTATGGGTAACCGTGTTTGGGTAGTAGAAGAACGAGAAGCAAAACTGTATTACGACATATGTAAACAAGCTTCAGAAAATGAAAAAGTGTTTTCTAGATTTAAAATTTCAGGTGAATACACAACAATTTTAAGTCACGTCGATAAACAAAGGGGTTCTTTATATTTACGTCATATAGAAACACATTATCCTGAATTATTAAAAGATAACCGTTATCTAATTAATGATAAGCTGGGAGGGGATGAATTTATTAGCTCATCTCGTAAATTTAAAGGAAATTTTTTTAATAGAAACAATAATGAAAAGATTTCAATTGATCCATCAACGCTTCGCTATTTAAAACAAGTGGGTGACATATTATCAAATTGCAAACCAACAAGTATTGTTGAAATCGGAGGAGGGTACGGTGGGTTGCTCTTATTATTAAGTCAATATTGCGATATAAAATCATATTATGACTACGATCACCCAAATGTAATTAAATTAGTTAAAAAATATCTAGGTAATTATAATATTTCTGTTGATGATGAAGTAAAAGACAAATATGATTTAGTAATTTCTGCTTTTGCTTGGGATGAATTAAACGTCAATGTAAGAAAATGGTATATCGACAATGTTTTTACTAAAGGCCAACATGGATATATTGTAGCAAGTGAAGAAACTAGCTCTCCTCACTTAGAACATATAAGAAAAGTAATAGACAAACCTGTTCATACTACAATATACGGTATAGCAAACCATTTAAATATCACATACTGGTAATATCAGGTGGAACTCAATAGGATTAATATTAAAATATCTTTATGAGCGAAAATTCCGAATTAAATTCACCGATTACAAAAGTACTAATTGTAGGAAAGGGATTTATTGGATCCCAACTTAGTAATTTTTTAGCTGCAGACGAAAATTTTGAAGTACATGCAATTTCTAGCGAACAAATAAATTATAGAGATTATAATTTATTCTTAGATTTTTTAACTAATTATAACAGCGAAGGCACATCTTTTGATGCTATTATTAATTGTTCTGGTTATACAGGAGAAAAAAACGTTGATGATGCAGAAAAAGAAAAAGAACTAGTGTGGCTTTTAAATTCAGTACTACCTACAACGTTAGCTTCAGCAGCTCAAGCAAATAATATACCTTCATTTGTTAATATTTCTTCGGGTTGTATTTTTACGGGGTATAATGATGATAAATCTGGATATGATGAAGAAGTTGTACCAAATTTTGGATTATTTGAACCAGATTCATCTTGGTACAGTAAAACAAAACATGCCGGTGAATTAAGCTTAACAAGTAGCTTTAATTGTTATAATTTGCGTATAAGAATGCCTTTTGGTGAAATATATCACCCAAAAAACGTTATTTCAAAAATGTTAGGCTATAAAAAAATCTTAACTGAACCAAATAGTTTAACATATTTGTATGATTTGTTCAATTTTGTCTATAATATGTTGATTCAACCGCCACCATTTGGTATATACAACGTAGTAAGTAGCGGTACTTTTAGTTCCAAAGAGTTATTTGAAGTTTTTGATGACAATAAAGAACAATTAATCGAAAATAATCTGTTACCTAAGGATTGGAAGTTACATGACATTACTTTTTATTCTGAAGAACAATTTTATAAAGAAAATATTACAGTAGCTAAAAGAAGTAATTGTATTTTGTCAAATAAGATAGCTTCTGATTTGAACTTACACAAATTTACAACTGTTGATAAAGAATTTTTAGATAAAACCGTTAAAAGTTACATAGCAGATAAAAAAGGACAAGAAGAAAGCATTATTCAATTAGGTGATAAAGATATATGAATGTTTTAGTTACAGGTGGTTATGGGTTTATTGGTGGTCACCTAATAAGAAGCCTCAAAAAAAGAGGATATAATTCAATTGTTTATGACAAACAAACATACGCGTGTGAGTATGTAGATAAAAAGTCAGTTCCAAACACCTGGAATATAAAGGGTGACATATTAGATGAGAAAATGTTAGGAAGTGTCTTCAGAATTCATAAATTTGACAAAATATTTCACTTAGCAGCTGAATCTCACGTAGATAATAGCATTTCAGACCCTAATATATTTGCCCATACCAATATAATAGGTACAATGAACGTATTGAACTTAGCAAAACAATATAACAAGCCAGTAGTTCATGTATCCACCGATGAAGTATACGGTGCATTAACGGGTAATCTTGAAAGTTGGGACGAAAATGAACCTTTAAAACCAAATTCACCCTATTCAGCTTCAAAAGCTAGCTCAGATTTGATTGCATTGTCATTTTGTAAGACATATGGAATGGATATTCGAGTTACCCGTTGTTGTAATAATTTTGGAATAGGTCAACATGCAGAGAAGTTACTACCAAAATCTATTTTTTCAGCAATAAACGATAAAGAAATTTCAATTTACGGTGACGGTAATAATGTACGTGAATGGATACATGCAGAAGATCATGCTGAAGGTATTATATTAGTTTCTGAAAAGGGAAAGTCAGGAGAAGTTTACAATATCGGGACAGGAGAAGAAATATCAAACAATGAAATAGCAAAAATGATTGCTAAATATACGGATACTTCTGCTAAAATTAAATACATTACTGATAGACCTGGTCATGATTATAGATATGCATTAAATTTTAATAAAATAAAAGACTTAGGGTTTTCTGCAAAAAGAAGTATAAATGATAGGAATGAATGGAATGAAATTATCGAATATTATAAGAAATACCAAAAAACCCAAACCTAGATATTTATATGCTATAAAAAATGGTGATTATGCTGGTCATTTTTGCGCTTATATACTTACTACCCCCGAAAAACATATATTTTTAACAATACCCCATAATCAAAAAATAGAAGTACCTAAAAACGATTTTGAAAGCGGTCTAAAAGAAGGAATAGTAGACTTTGTAGAAGTTCTACCCAAAGCTGTATATAACGTTATTAAAGCTCAATATGAAGCAACAAATTAACAAAGTTAGTTGACATCCTATATAGATACTCTATAATTTGGGTATGAATTCGTTAAGAGACACGATCCTCAAAGCAAAAAACGAAAAAGAAATCGATACATTAGTTGAAAAATTTGCGAAGTATGAATTTGCTTCTACGAACACTAAAACTAAGGTGAAAAAAGCGGTAAAAGAAAGACTTTTTATACTTTCTGATAAGGGTAACAACAAATCTAATAATAGAAAGGGTAAAAAGAATGAAAAATCTTATTCTAGACGCAAATAATTTACTCTATAGAATTTTCTGGGTAAACAAAAACATAAAAGACGGTAATATTAATATGGCCACCTTAATGTTTTTAAGATCAGTCAAATCTTATGTAGATAAATTTAAACCTGATCATATATATGCAGCATGGGATAAAAAACTCCTATATCCTTCATCTAATTTCAGAAAAACCACATCAAAAGGAAACTATAAGAGCAATAGAGACGGTGAAGTAGCTAAAGAAGCTCACAAAAATGATGAAACGTTGAGAGAATTAATGGATCACTTAGGAATAAAGAGTATATACCCATATAGGTTAGAAGCTGATGACGTTATAAGTTGGTTAACAGAAGTGTTACATGGAAAGAAACAAATTATTACAGTAGACAAAGATTTGTATCAACTTATCGATCAGGATACTCTGGTTTTTAACCCTATCCAAAAAGCAGCAATAACAAAAGAAAACTTTGAGAACTTCACTAAAGGGGTATCTCTTCAAAACTTTTTAGATTACAAATCTATTATTGGTGATAACAGTGATAATATAAAAGGATTACCAAAAATAGGTCATAAAAGAGCGATAAAGTTATTGGAAAAATACAACAAGACACCACATTGGGATCAAATTTTAACAAAAGAAAACTTTAAAGTCTACGAACACAATCATGACATGATGGATCTACAATATGGGTGGAGATACTATAAAGAAGAAGAAATTTCATACAAGGAACAATTACAACAGGGTATGCCAAAAAAAGATTCAACCAAATTCTTTAATAGGTGTTGTGAATTGGGAATCGACGGTATAGTAACAAATAGAGACAAATGGGTTAACTCATTCTTTTCAACTGATATTATCCAAGAACTTGTAGATAAAGTCAATCTATTAAATAATAAATATATAAACAACAGATATGCTACAACAGAATAACAACATTAACAATATGCAAATGGTTAGAGCAGTTCCAATCGCTAGCCCAATATCTGGTGAGTCGTGTTTTCCTCGTATTCATAAAATAGAAAGAGGCGGTAAAATTTATACAGAAGCTCATTGGATTGACCCAGCAAGTGGTGCATTTATAAGAAAAGGAATTGTTTCCATTGAAGACGTGCAGAAGTAATATATAATATCTTTGGTATGGTGTTACCAGAGGCATATATAGTACAAAAATTTTATCAATATGCAGGGAGACCTAAGTATAATAGACTAGCTAAAACCTATCAAGGTGGTTGCCCGGTATGTAGAGAAGGTAAATCTTGGGGAAGAAAACGACGATTATTTTACGTAGTAAAAGATAACTATTTTCATTGTCACAATTGTGGGTGGCATTCAAGTCCTTTAAATTGGATAATTGAGGTATCTGGAGAAACATATGAAAAATTATTAGAAGAAAGTAAAGAATTTGATATATTACCAAAAGATATTAATCAAGAACAGCAAATAAACACTTTTGTAGAAAAAATATTAAAACAAAAATTACCTGAAGATAGTATTAATTTATTTGACGAAAATCAAATCGAATATTACAAAGGAAATAATATTATAAAGCAAGCATTGCACTATATCAATAATCGAAAATTAGATACAGCAATAAACAAACCAAAAGCTTTATATATTTCTTTAAAAGATAAAACACACAAAAATAGATTAGTTGTACCGTTCTATGATACAAACAACAAAATAATTCATTATCAAACAAGAACATTAATTTTTACAGACCATTCTTACAGCCCAAAATATCTATCTAAAATAAGAAGCGAAAAAAGTATTTTTAATATTAACCAGGTAACAGATAAAGAAGACACAATTTATATTTTTGAAGGCCCTATTGATGCATGCTTTGTTTCTAACGGTGTAGCAGTAGCTGGTATCACTGAAAATAGTGATAGTTTGTATACAAAACTTCAACATAACCAACTCAAAGCATTTCCATTACACAAAAAAATAATAGTGTTAGATTCGCAATGGAAAGATCAAGCTGCAAAAAACAAAACTTCGATTTTATTAGATCAAGGACATAAAGTGTTCATTTGGCCAAAAAAATTAGGTACAAAATATAAAGATTTTAATGATATTGCAATGGGGCTTAAAACAAATCAAATCCCTACAACCTTTATTGACGAACACTCGCATTCAGGATTGAAGGGTAAAGTTCTGATGTCTCAAATAAATTAACGCGCTTGCCCGGCACCTGGACCTGTTTCTACAGTATGTAGATACCCTTTAAGATTTTCAATTAGTGAACTTAACTCCATTGCAACTCTCGCTATCTTCTTAGTTTCAGCACCTGCAATTTTATTAAAAAGCGTATCACAACTAGCTGCATGAAGGAGAGATTGAACTGAATCAGCTTTTTCACTATTAAGATAATTAGTAAATTCTTCCATAGCGGCAATGATGTCTACTAATTCTCTGGCTTGTGCTGCATTACTCTGTGCTGTAATTTCACCACCGTCTAGAGTTGGTGCATCCACTTCATAATCTGTTACTTCTGTGCCTGGATCTAACTGTGTCTCCATAGCTTCTGTGTCAGTAATTGTTACTGTATCTTCTATTTCTTCTTGTTCTAACAATCTAACAAAATGTTTACCGAAAAAGCTCATGTATATATTTATGCTTTTTTATAAATATTAATATGGGTAGTAAAAAACTTTTAGAAGAAGATCAAATAAAAATGTATAATAAGTGGGTGAGAGGTATTGCTACTCGAGAACAAAAAGCCTCTCATGTCACGGTAGCAGATTTATTACAAGCATCTGGTAGAAATGAAAATGATAGAGCTCCCTTACAGTTACCCTTTCCTTTAACTCATATAGTTGAAGATCTTGGCGGGTTATATCTAGCTGCTGATAACGTGCAAGCAAAAGCAATGCAAACAAAACAAAATCCTGTTGTTTTTGAAAGCGAAAATGCTGCAGCAAGTTTAGATGGGTTTATTAAAAAATGTAAAAAAATAAAAAATATTATTGAGTCTATGACCAATAATTTAGATGTTATAGTTCAAAGGAAACCTTATCAAAGTGAAGGTCCCGAAATAGACGATAATAGTACTGGTGCACCAACTGCTCCACCAGACGCTGGTGGTTCTCAAGCAATAAACAAGTTACCTAAGTAATGTCATTTGTAACTTACTTTAATGAGATGGCACGACCGCTAGGTTCAAAAAAATTGTCACCTGATTTAATAAAAGCTATTAATGTTAGAATTGCTGGTGGAGATACATTTGCTAAAATAGCTAATGATTTCTTTTTATCACCATGGCTTGTCAAAAAAATAGCAGATTCCCAGGGTGTTACCCACCCAAGAGGTCGACGCCCGGGTGCAGTTAATCCAGAAAAAATCGAGAATATAATGAGAAGAATTGAATCAGGTGAAAAATATACTGATATTGCAAGAGATTTAGGGGTGTCTAGACAGTATATAAGTAAGCTCGGAAAAGAAGCTGGTTACACAAGAAACATTGATCAACAAAGTTGATATCTTGAATTATTTTCATATAATAATTACGTGTTACAAATTGTTAAATCCCTTACTATAGTATTTGTTATTAGTGCGTTTATTGGTGGTTGCTGCTATTTTTTAGGTTTAAACTTCTGGGCTGTTTTTGGTTTATCCATATTATTGCAGTTTATTGTATATGATCTTTTTACTAGATGGAATAAATCAAAATTGGAAGTAGAGTTTAGAACTTTAGAGAACGAACGTATAAAAGAATTTACAAAACAAGGGTTGGAAGTAATTTGTCCTGTGGAAACTTGTAATACCCCCGCGTTTGTACCTATAGTTGTATCAGAGGATAATGAATATGAATGCCCTAAATGTAACATTGGTATAAAAATATATATAGGTACAAAGACATTTCTAAAAACAACACCTATAGAAGGTGACCCATTTGAAAAACACAACTTTGTAACCAATGAAGACTATGAATAACGAGAAACTAGAATATAACGAACAAACTAATACACTAATTCCACCAGTAGCAGTTGAAACCACGAAAGAACGTTACGAAGATACACCGTATAGGAATTCTTACACTAGAGGAATAATGGCAGCCAAAGCAACTCTTGATGCCAAAAACAAAGACAAAATTCTAGAAAATTTAATTCGTACAATATTTGATGATATTTTGGAACAAAATTCTAAAAATATAAAAAGCAACCATAACATTTTAAAGTTAAATATACAAGTAATAGAAAACGCAATTAAAAATACTAAATTAAGTAATTTTACATTTGACGCTGGACGGATTTCATCTATAATAGAAGGGTATGCAACAATTATCAAAGAAAAAAATGCTTGATGAAATGTCTGATGAAGAAACTTCAAGGTGGTTATGTTTATTTGACGCAGTTAATTATGTTTCCGCCAAAGCAGAAAAATTGGGAATGGATGTCAATAAGAATAATTCATGGATAAAACCATTAGCTTTTAAAAATTATATATCTGAAATGTATGAATCGGTATATTTAAATTACAAAATGGGAGATGTAAAAATCCCAGCAAGAAACGTTAAAGAATTTATATATCAAGAAGATGCATTACATTCTTAATACAGTAATACATATACCCAGATCTGGTGGTGTCCGAATAGGGGGACCAACTATTCCGGGGAAACAAGTAATGACTAAAAGAGCCCCAACTAGGGGGTTAATGGAAGAAGTGGTATACACTTTATCTTTTATAAAAAAGCAAGACAAAAGCGTAAATTACACGTTTAAAGGTAGTGATGGTTCTATAGTAGTAGAAGAGTTTGAAAGTTGTCGTGAAGCAGACGAGTTTATTGCAAAAATTAAAGGAGAAGCGCTTCCAGATTATTCTAGTTTCTATGAACGATCTAGAAGTTAAGAGCCAGGCCCGAACGGCCCCGACTCAGGATTTTCAGTATTACCATATCCCCCATAAACGTCGTCATAATCGAAACCAGAATAATCAAATATGGCTTTAGATAGTTGTTCAAGATCACCTTCATAACTCTTAGGTGATGATCTTGGGTTCTCTCCGTCAGCCAAACGACCAGAAAATTTATCATCGTACACTTGTTGGCTACCACCTTCAGCACTCAACCCAGGCTCAAAACTATAATCATAACGTTTAGCTTTTATCATCCACACATAATGACCTGCTAATGGATTTATCCTAGCAACGTCTTCGTCCAGTCTTTCAGTTATTTCAAATTTCTTACCAGTTCGAGGATAAGGTCTGTCATCTCCATATTCTGTTAATTCAAACACATCACCTGCTTTAGGTTCTTGTAACCAGCCAAATTCATTATAAAATGCACTAATATGTACATAAGCTGTTAATTCATCATCAGAATCAAAACCATATTTTTGTAAAACTACTGCATTTTCATTTAGTTCAACTGCTATAATTATGTTCTTAGGATCTTTAAAGATCTTAGTAGGTTCTTCACCATATATATTACCAGGGCCACCACCCTCTAAGTTAATAGCTCCCTTAGGGAGACCATCAGCAGATAATGTCTGATAAGGGTTCTGCCAATACGTTACAATTTGACCAAATAATGCAATTATTTCTTCCCACCAATTGTCAATAACAATTCTTTCACATGCATTATTTGCTTTATTAGTAAATCTAAAACATTGATTATATGGTTTTGGACCCGGGTATATAGAACCCGGCTCACTAGGATCGGGAGTAGGTACACCAGGCAAAAATTTGGGCATAATTTGGTTAATACCCTTATATCTGTCCATATTAATAGCCATTATCTTCCTGTTCTTACTAAATGAAACGTATTGTTTGGTCTATAATCAATTGCAACACCTGTATTTTTTAATCTCACAGGCTTACCAACCATAACCTTTCTGGGATTTATACCAAATCTTTGCATTAATTGACGTACATTTGAATACCCTATTGGAATCGATTTTGGACCACCTTGACTCTTTATAGCTTTATAGGCATCCGGTAAACTCATGTTTTCTGTCTTGTATTCGGGTACTGTTCGAGCATGTTTTCTATTAGCTGGGTCATCTACCACGTCTTTCTGTTCTCTACTTTGTGTAGAAGCAAGATTATATCGATTTCGATGATACCACTCCGGGGATTTCCGCACAGTATTAGGTTTTCGTGACCAAAAATTCGAAACATCACCTTCAGTAAAAAACTTAACAAAGCTCACGTTAATATTTAAGCAAAAAAAAGCCCCCTTCGGGGGCTTTAGAATATATCTATTTTTTATTAGCTGTTCTTCTGAAAGAACTCTTGGTCGCCTTTACCGCCACCCTTAATCTTGCTCTTAACAACATTAGATTTTCCTTTTACTGACATTGCGTTACCCTTCTTCTGGTTAACTAAAGGTGTTCCTTCATCAGTACCTTCAGGATCTAATTTAATACCGCTTTTGCCGTCACCCTCTTTACTTCCGACTTTGGATGTATACTGAGTGTGAACAACGTTGGCGCTACCAGTTACTGGTGTTGGGTTACCTTCCTTCTGATTGACTAAAGGTGTTCCAAGAATCTCGGCTTCGATCTCTTCACCAAAGTAATTGAAATTTTCTTCTTCCTCTTCACCCTCGTAATCTTTATCTTGGGTCTTACGACCTGTTTTACGATCAAAGTGTCGTGGATCATCACCCTTGTTACCACCATAGGTCTTCTGATTCGCAGTTTCTTCTGCATCCTCATCGCCGTCCCAATCATCTTCGTCACCGAGGTCATCCTCGACATCTTCGATATCATCAGCAGCGTCCATAACGTCCATTAATGCGTCATGTAAATGATGTGCAAGTTCTTTCGGAATTGTTATAGTAACTGTGTCTTCGTCTTCAACGTCAACATCATCAACAACATCTGTATCAATACCTAATTCTACAGCATCGATCTGCTCATCATCAATAACTTCTTCGTATAAACGGTCAAAAATAGATCTTTTCTTAGCCATATTAGTATTTATACTCTCTTTGTTAATTTTTTCATTTTCAGACTTAAAATAAAGATCAGCACCTTCATCTGATAACTCTGTAACATCATACTCGTTATCTAACTTAACTTTTGGGTTGTCGGGATCTAATTCTGTGCTTTTAAAATTGTCTGCACCGTTAGGTCCTGAGTTGTCATGGACAAATCCTTGATAACCATCCGGTTTTTCAGCAGGTATGTCAGTGTTACCACCCTTTACCTTAACTTTTTTACCGGCGCGTTCATATGTTCTGTTAATAGGTTTACCCGGCTTAAGTTGCTGCTTGTGTGCAGCTTTACCAGGGGGGTTACCTACAACAGCCTCATAAGCCTCTTCTATTTGAGTTAGGTCTCTTTTTCTATTTTTTCCTGCGTTCATAAAATTTTATTTATAGTCCTGTTCTTCCGGCGGTCCATTGACCGGGTTCATCTTCTGGACGCGTTTCATCGGCAATTGTTTTTGAAATCGTTAGAAAATCTCTATGTACTCTAACATTTGTTGAATCGTCATCTGTTTCTATCCAATACATCTCCGGTTCTGTTGTTGAAATGTCAACTATCTCACCTGAACCACCGCCTTGACTATCATCAATCTTAACAAATGAACCAACTTCAAAGTCTTGCACTGGGCCTTCTTGGTCTTCATTTCCTGTAATAGCATCCATGGCCTTACCACCTAAAGCTGAAGCAGCACCTGTAGCAGCAGCACCAGCTAAAGCACCAAGAACTTCTTGAACTACCGGACGTTCGGTACCACCTTCATAAGATGCTATCGTTCTTTCGTTTACAATTTCTCGCTCACCGACTATTTGACTATATGCTTCGCATAAGTCGGTCATTGTTCTATCACCTTTTGATTTATAGTAAGCCATTTTTTAAAACTTGCTCATATGATTCAGTTATTTGAGTCATTGCTCTATCACCTTTAGAAGAATAATAAGAATCTTTAGCTAATGCTCTATCAGCGCATCTTTTTATTCCATCTGGGTCTGGCGCATTATGCGCTAACCGTTTAGCAGCTTCTGCTCTTTTTCTTGTATTAACAGGGTATGTCCCATCTGCGGCACCACCAGATGGTCCACAAAATTCGTCTTTATCTACGTTTGTATATTCACCAGCGTTTGAACTACCTTCGCGATCTTTTTCGTCGTCTAGATCTTTACCCCAACGTTCTTTATATCTTCCCTCTCGATCAACTTCATCTTCATCACTATGACGAACATTCTTTAAACCTGGATCAAAACCTTGTTTCTCAGCCTCATCTGTATTTCGTTTATCAAGATGTTTAAAAAGATTTGTATCATATTCGTCTGTATCTTCAGCATTTTCGTCAGGATTAAAACCATATTTTTTAGCAATTCTATTTTGAGCGCGAAGATTTTTTCTATTTTCTCTTTCATCTGCTTTATGAGCTTGTGCAGCATCATCATAATGCTTCATTCCTTCCGGTTCTTCAGAACCGACGCCGTATTTGAGCCCCGGTGGTTCCTCATCCATCCAATCATCATCTTCTTGATCTTCATCATCCTTACTAAAAATATTTTTAAGAATATCTCTTATACCGTGCGCTGATGCTGGGTTTATAACTACATCTATTTTACCTGGTTCATCTTCACAATCATCTATACCCATTATTCCCCCTTCATCTTCATCAGTTGTCTCATTGCTACCCGGGTGTGAAAAAGCATCACTTCCCCAACCTGATCTATTTGAATTAGGGCTTCCAAAATCTTCTGCATCTTCTGTACCGGTTCCTCTAAAAAACTCTTGCGCTGGTTGGCCGTTAATTTGCCCATCTGTATCTACTCGAGCATGCGAAGTGCCTTTATTATATATCAAATTGCCTTTATTGTCTGCCCTGCCTCCGGTATAACCCTCGTCTTCCAATTGCCTCGCAGCTCTTCGTTGTTGGCTCTCTTCTTCACCTTCGTATGTCTCCTCACTCTCTCCAAACGGATTTTCTAAAGGGTTTTGGTCTTCAGCACGTTGTGTAATCTGCCCTGTGCTATCATCGTAATCTCCGGTACCACCCGCACCTGGTTGAGTATTAACAGATCCACGGCCACCGGCGTAACCCATAGCTTCTGAATACACCTCACTTAAAAGTTCTAAATCTCTTTTACGATTTTTCCCTGCGTTCATGTTTATATTTATACGATACTGGTTTAAATAATGGTGTAATGGAAAATAAAAGAGATTACTATCTAGGCAACCCTAACCTCCCTACTGAAAATTCAAAATTCGAATGGACGCCGAAGATGTTAAAAGAGCTCAAAAAAGCAACACAAAATTTGCTTTATTTTGCTGAAAACTTCTTTTACATAGTAAACTTAGATAGAGGACGAGAAAAAATAAGTTTACACTCATGCCAGAAACGATCTTTAAGAAAGATGAGAGATAATCGCTTCTTTATATTATTAGCATCACGACAAATTGGTAAAACCACAATGATGACAATTTATACTTTATGGCATGCTTGTTTTAATAATGATCAACGTATATTAATTGTAGCTAATAAAGAAGGTACTGCAAAAGAAATATTTTCTAGAATAAGAATGGCATACGAAGAGCTACCAAACTGGTTAAAACCCGGTGTAAGTGAATATGGTAAAGAATCTTTAAAATTTACAAATGGTACAACAATTGGTATCAGCACCACCACTGGAACAGCAGCACGTGGTCAATCTATTAACGTATTAGTTCTTGATGAGTTGGCATTTATTGAACCTCACTTAGTTGAATCTTTTTGGAAATCTGTTTACCCTGTAATTTCTTCTTCTAAAAAATCAAAAGTTTTTATAGCATCAACTGCTAATGGAACAGATAATCTTTTTTACAAAATATGGAATGGTGCTATAGAAGAAACTAATGGTTGGGGGTTTGATAGAATTCTATGGAATGAAATCCCCGGTAGAGACGAAAAATGGCAAATTGAAACAATGCGTACAATTGGAAGCCAAGAAGCTTTCGATCAAGAATTTGGTTGTGAATTTTTATCAACAGGGGAAATGGCAATTAATGAAGAAATTTTTGAATTTTTAAAAATTAATTGTGTAAAGCCTAAAATTATCATGGAAGAAGAACATTACAGAATATGGAGAGAACCAGATGACCATGGTATATATGTTGTTGGTGTTGATATTGCTGAAGGATTAGGACAAAATGCCAGTGTTATACAAATACTAGATTTAAAAGACCTAACAAATATAGAACAAGTAGCCGTATATCATAGTACTGAAATTAACCCTTTTCATTTCACACAAAAATTATACGAAATTTTATTACAATGGGGTTCACCACCTGCTTTAATAGAAAGAAATAACTGTGGTGCTCAAGTTGTCGAACAATTATATTTTAATTTACGTTATGCCAATGTTGTAACATACGGGGTGAATCAAGGAAAAATAAAAAATAATAAAGTCGGTGTTTTAGCACATACAAATACAAAATATAGATGTATTACAAATATGAGATATTTTGTAAATGAATTAAAAGCGGTTAATATTAGAGAGATTGAAACGCTTATTGAAATTAAAAACTTCGTAAAATATCCAAATGGTAAATGGGCCGCCAAACCGGGTATTAATATGCTAGATGATAGGGTAATGGCTTTAGGTTGGGCATTAATGGTATTAGACAACGAAGTAGTACAAAGATATTATGAAGTATTACGACAAGATGATAATGGAAGACCAGCTGAATTAAAAAGATATGATTATGGTATCCATACACCATTACAAAAAAACTGGTTAAGTGAAAACATAGAAGAAGCAGAATTGGATACAGTGGTTTTTAATGAAAAATTTGATATGGAAAATAACGCCGAGCTAGGAGTTATGAAATCGCGTGGTTGGGTTAATGCTGGTGATTTCCAAACGCAAAGATCTTATGCCCCTATTAGTGATTTAGGGTTGAATAAATAGTATTAATGCCTGTGAACTATAACCAGTCTCCTTTTAACAAGGAAAGAAAGGATAAATTTATTCTAGTTATCCCCACTCCTAAATTCTTAAAAGAAGACGTATCTGAGTTAGCTCGAAAAAACACTTTAGTTGATCCAGATAGTATACAATTTTCAATATTTGGTGGTGTCGTCCCACCGGTTTCTATACCCAACGTAGAAGCAAGATATTCAGGTCAAACATTGAATGTCACAAGCCATAATAGACCTGTTTACCCGCCTGTCAATGTTAAATTTACTATTGATAATAGATTTAACAATTATTGGTTTATTTACAAGTGGCTAGATAAATTGCAAGACGATAGAAAGGGGTATTTTAACCCAGATGAAGAATATAAAAAACGCGCTGTTGTAGAGAACGAATATATGGCTGATTTTACCATATATGCCTTAGATGAATATAATAAAAGAGTTGCTCAATTTGATTATACCAAGGCATTTCCTACATTTTTAGGTGGTATTGAATACTCTTACAGAGACCCGGGGGAAATAGAAACCCAATTCAGTTTTGCTTATAGTCAATTTTACACTACGCTGCTTCAACCGTAGTCTATTTAATTAAAAATTAAGTTTTACAAATTCTTTCTCTAAAAAACATAAATATACATATGTCGCAAAGAACTATTCAAAGTCCGGGTGTAGAAATTAATGAAGTCGATTTATCTCTAAGGAGCGCTGATAAAATCGGGACAACAATTTTTGTTGCGGGGTTCTCTCCTCAAGGACCTAGTGATGAAATCATACAGGTGTCGAGCTTATCAGAATTCGAATCAATTTACGGGCAACCTACAAATTCCGCAGAGCGGTATTTTTACCACACAATAGCTCAATCATTTAATAGTAGAGCTAATATTATGGTAAACAGATTACCATATGGTGTAAATTTAGGTGACGGGTTCACCAACAAATATTTCGCCACAGTATACCCAGGTAGACCAATTAACAAAGATGCATATGAAAACGCGCTCGCCAACGAAAGTAGTGCAGCCATAAGCGAGTGGAACACTTTATCTGCCAACATTGACATTGCAGGTGGTCAAACAGTTTCACAATTTTCACCAGCGTCTTCTGGTAATACAGTTTATTACTTTTTAGGTAAACCAACATTCTTGACTTTAACTCAAGCTCAGTATCAAGCTATTTTAGATGATTCTGCTATAGCATGGATAGACTCACCTATAGGTGAGCAAGGTTCGTTTAGTGTACCTCAAACCAGTACAGGTAATTTAACAACCGATTTAACCAATCTAGGTGGTGCTGCTGTTATCTTGCTTAATACCGCCAAAACAACAGTCAATAGTAAATTAGAAGGTTATTATTCTGGTTTAATAGATAACACCAACATATACCCAACTACAAATTATGATGATTTTGGTGGTGTTAATGTAAGCAAAAACGAAACATTAACAACGGTACAATATGATACCCTAACAAGGGTTCCAACCAACAGATTAAATTTTGCACTTAGTGCTGCTATTTTGCCAGAAACAGTTGAATATAATATTTCAGAAGTTACTGAAAAAATTACGTCATTCAACGTAGCAACATCTGCATTTGACGACACACTTGTACATGGGTTGTATAAATTTAGAACATCAGTCTTTTCACCTGAAGTTACTAAATTAGACTTTGTATTAGAAGAAGGTTACTTTGGAAGTATTGATTACTTTAGACAAATTAATAACGAAAATGGAGGTCAGCCTGTAAGTTATTACTTACCGCAAAAGCTCTCAAACAAGAGTGTTAATACTGCAATGAAAATTAACCCATACGTCTCCGGAAAATATGATGGTGCAACACTTTCCGATACAGGTGAGCCATTCAGAAAGGTAAGAATAATGAATGATGGTTTAATTAACCGCACATATACTAATAATGCTGAAGGTGATTATGGTAATATTCGAGCTTACAGAGAAATTGTTGGTTTTAATCAAGTAGACGTTGCAGATATTAGTTCTGGTAACTATATTATAAATTCTTCAGATTTTACATATGGTACTACATTTGGCATGGGGTTCCAAACAATGTTACCCGCTGCCGTTTATTCGACAAACGACAGATCAACAACATCGAGTCTTAATGTAAAAGCTATTGGAAATATACCAGGTAAGTTAGATCGTGTATTTGACAGATTAGCGAACCAAGACATATTTGATATTGATATCATCCCAGAAGCCGGGTTAGGTACTATTCAAACTACGATCGATAATACAACAAATAATACAAATTTCAGTACACAGTTTTTTGATGATAGAGATGCATTAGGTGATCCTGGATCCAGTCGAGTAGGAATGAATCAGTTGTCAGCAACATCACCAAGTCTTGCTCCGCTTGCAGTTGCCATTAGATCTAGTTGGAATTCTGTTCAAACCAAATTCATTACGTTTGCTCAAAATACTAGAAAGGATTTCATTTATGTTTCTGATCCAATTAGACAGATATTTGTTCAAGGTGAAAACAGTAAGGTTATTAATATACCAGGAAATACATTCCCGGTAAACATATTACAGCCTTTAAAGAATTGTTATTCTCTTATTAATACAAACTATGCAGCAGCTTATGCTACATGGACACAAGTTTTTGATAACCAAGTATCTGGTCAAACATGGATACCAATGTCTGGTTTAGCGGCTGCGAAGTATGCACAAACGGATGCCAACTTCGCACCATGGTATGCACCAGCCGGATTTACAAGAGGTCTTTTAGACACAGTAAATGATGTTGCAATTTACCCGAACCAGAAACAACGTGATTCTATATATGATCAAACCAATACTAACCCAGTTGCATTCTTTCCGAGTGAAGGGTTTGTAATTTATGGTCAAAAGACACTACAAACTAAACCAAGTGCATTTGATAGAATTAACGTAAGAAGGTTGTTCTTATATCTCGAAAAACGAGTTAAAGAAACAGTTAAGTATTTCGTATTTGAACCAAATACGTTGTTTACAAGAACAAACGTTCTTAATGTTCTTAATCCTATTATGGAAGATGCAAAAAATAATGAAGGCTTGTATGATTATCTTATTGTTTGTGATGAACGTAATAATACACCAGAAGTTATTGATGCTAATGAGTTAGTTGTTGACATTTATTTGAAACCAGTTCGAGCAGCTGAGTTCATATTAGTTAACTTCTATGCAACCAGAACCGGTCAAGACTTTAGCGAAATTGTTGGTTAATAATCAAGCTAACTTGACTAACTTATACAAGCCCCGAAAATTTTCGGGGTTTTTGTTTGTTTGGATTAAATATTAGTATGCCAGATGTACAACAGACAATTTCTGATTTTTATAGAGTAGCAACAGAAAGAGACTTCGCAAGAGATTTTCAGTTCAGAGTGTTATCAATAGACGGTGGTGGTGCCACAGACACAACATTTGAAGAAGATGACTTAGTATATTGCACCGCAGCAAGCTTACCGGAAAGAGCAATAACTAACGTAGCGGTACCTTATATGGGTCTATCGTTTAATATCCCCGGTAGTGTGACATATACAGGAAGTGAAGGATATTCACTTACATTCTATTGTGATCAAAACTCACAAATAAGACAAAAATTTGAAGATATGTCAAGAGATATTTTCGACGATGCAACAAGCACAGGTAACTATTTTGCTCCAAGACAATCAGCATCTATAAATCTTGTCCAACTAGATACACAATTAGAGGAAGTGGCAGGTTATAAATTAGTTGGTGCATCTGTTAGAAATGTAGGGGCGCTCGAATATTCGATAGCAGAAGGCACGGGTCAAAAAATCAACTTTACAGCTACAATGGCTTACCATTACTGGCAGCGAAACTAATTAATTTAACACATATACTGTTAAAACGTATTTGTGAAGGTTAAGCACAATAAACCTAAGGTAAAAGTAACTTCAAAATTCAAAGGAGAGGTTTGGCACTTTAGACTAATAAAAGTAAACAGATATAAAAATTCCGAAATAGGTAAATTAGAAATAGATTTTGCTCGAGAAAAAAAATATTTTGTTATTTCTTCACACGTAGGTCTTCTATATAGAAACAACGGTTTTGGTAAATTACTTTACGTAAAAGCATTAAAAAAGTTTGGTAAATTAAAAACAGATTATTTTGAAGCAAGCGAAGATGCGCAACGGGTGTGGATATCGTTATGTAAAAAATATAAAAGTAAAAAATTTTTTTTCTCCGGTACGCTTACCCTTTATAACAAACTTAAATAATTAAAATTGAATAATCCTTTTACAGAAGCAATTAGAGGTTTTGGTGATAATGTGTCTGCGTTATTAAGAGGTACTAACCCTTTAGCGCAACCATCTATTACATCATTATTTGGATTTACCGTCCCCGGGGTACCTTTAATAAGCACAAGAGATTATTTTTTAACTCAAATGGAATCGTGGTTCACCACCATACCAATGCGCACGCAATGGATGTTGTTAATTGAAAATTACCCTACGTTATTGCAAACATCTGTTATACAAAATTTAGAAAGAACCGAAGGTAATTATCATAACTTTGATATATCACAAGCAGTGAGTATTTTAAAATCTTATCCTTTGAATAAAGTAACCGGATGTATTTTTGCTCAAGGAGCGGATATACCAGGATTAGAACAATTAGAAGTAAATAGAGATAAAATTTTTGGAGACAAACAGAGAGGGTTTATCCCCGGCGTTATATCAACCGGTAGACAACCATTTGGTAATTTAACTTTACAATTTAGGGAAACAAATACAAGCTTTGTTGATTTTGTTGTTCGACCTTGGACAATATTAGCTGAACATTTTGGTATGGTAGCAAGACCACCTAGTGATCCAAGAAATGTGGGTACTACAATTAGTCTATTACAATTTACTAGAACGTATCAAAACATAGCACAAATACCGAGAAAAATTTGGACCTTCTATAATTGTATGCCTACTTCAGTTAGTAATAAAAATTTAACATATGATCAAGAATCTTTAGAAATTAATTCCTCAGAATGGGCATTTTCAAATTACGCTGTAAGAAATAATTTATATTTACCTTTACCTGACATTATTAACAAAATCAGTTCTAAAGGTTGGAAAAGCTTAATTCCTAAAATTTCACCCTTCCAATAGAGTATTGATTATTTCAAACTAGATTATATTATTAATAAATGGTCAACACTTACATGTATCCTGTTACTATTACAAACGACAAACAAGTACGGTGTAGAGAACTAACTAACTTCGAATATAAAAATATTTTAAAATTTTCATTGAATCAGGATAACGAAAATCTCTGTAAATATTTTGAATTTTTAGTACAAGACATTTGTAAAACACAATGCACATTAAACTACATAGATAAAATTTTAATTTTACTCTCTTGTAGAATTATATCAATTGGTGAAAATATAATCATAGCAGGTAAAGAAAATATCCAAAACACTATATCATTAAGCAAAGTATCAAGAACTATAATAGAAAATTATGTACCTGAAACTAAAGAAATAGAAGATAAAGAAAATAATATAAAAGTAGAAATTAGTTACCCTTACTTAATTAGCAATAAAGATTTGTTATATGATAAAATATATTCAATCTCTATTGCAGGTGACAGGGTTATCATGAATAGTACCTCACCTGAAATGAGAGATAAAATTTTAAACTATATACCCGTCGAATTAGCAAAAAAGATAATGAAAGCTATTAAAAGTGATTCTAACTACAAACAAATAAAACTGTTTTCTTGGACTTACGAACAAGGAACTGAAATTGATTTTTATTTTTCATTTAATTCAAAACAAAATTTTGATTTCTTAAAAGCATGTTTTAGTGAGGATTTAAAAAACATGTATTACTATGAATATTTGTGTTGTAGTAAACTAAACATACCATTATCAGATTTCTTACACCTTATGAGCCCTGTTGAATCTATATTACAAATAAAAACTCTAGCACAAGAAATAAAAGAACAAAACGATGCACAGAAAAAAGCCAACGCACCAGCAAAACCTGTGATGCAGCCTGGATAAGGCGTTAATAGATAATAAATGATTGTATGGCACTTGAAGGCGACGAAATTAAGAAGATTAATGATCTTTACAAAGAATTAGATCAAAAAGAGTTAAAAATCCAAAGTATTGATAATAATTTGGTTACAGCTCAAAATACAGTTAACTTTTTAAATCAATCTATTGAAAACTATAAAGAAATTGTTTCTGAACTATCCGGTAAAATGGACACAGTTATTTCGCATTTAGATCAGTTAACAAAAACATCAAAAGCTAAAAAGTAATAAATACTTTTATGTCTGATGAGTTTCTTACTGTAGATTTACATAACGAGTTTACCTTAAAAACAATCGACACCAATTCGGGTGCTATCAAAACTATCAGACAAGTAGGTGGTAAAATTATTAGAGGACCTGTTATGATGGGAAAAGACAGAGTTTCCATTACAGTAGAAACACCAACAGGAAAAATAGGAAAAGTTTTAAAGTTACCCAATCTTCTTATTATAAAGTCGTTCCCTGCATCTTGACTTATTAAATTTTTACTTTAATATATGTCTATGAACCCGTTACTAACGAGCTTAAGTGAACACAAAATAGATAATGAAAAATACCGTATATCAACAGAATTTTTTACAAACTACTCTTTTTTGTTTTATGGTTTTGAGATAAAAAATAAATTTGACGAATCTAGGCTCCTTATAAACAAAAAAATATCACCAATAAAATTTTCACATTTAGTGCGTACTAACGAAGGTATTAAAATGAAATATTTTTATGGTGTGTTATGTAATGGAAACGCTATATATAAAATCATTTCTAAAAAATTAGCTTACGCATCACACAAAGAAAAGTATACAATGAGCTTTGATAACTACAGACATATGATGTCTGAGTTTAATGTTAGCACTAGTAGCAGTTATGGTAAATATTCAATAGGTTTGTATCCTTTTGATAGTCTTTCTAATATGTCAGACAATGTTAAATTTGATTGTGAAGATTTTTTTGCAAATGAAGATGTCCCGTTTTATCAAAGAATGGCCGGTTTAACATCTTATATAGTCTGTGACACTTCTAATTTAATAAACGAGATATAATATTTATTAAAAACTATACAAAAAATTCACTTTTGATTAAATAGAAACAATTTTCAAAAGGGAAATTAACTCAAACTAGCTAACCCCTAGGGTAGTCTTTACTTTACCCAAAAAAACCCTAAAAAAATCGTGTTTCCTGGTGTGAAAAGAAGGTTGTTAGCTTAAATTAAGACATACAAAGATGGATATTTCAACGAAAATACTCTCAGACATAACAGTACATAACAAATATGCAAAATATTTAGAAAAACACCAAAGACGTGAAACATGGAATGAAATTGTTTCGAGAAATAAAAAAATGCACATTAAAAAGTATCCTAAATTAAAAGATGAAATAAATGATGTGTATAAACTAGTGACAGCCAAGAAGGTATTACCTTCTATGAGATCTCTTCAATTTGGAGGTGCACCTATTGATAGAAACCCATCTAAAATTTTCAATTGTGCCTACTTACCTTGTGACGATTATCGTTCATTTGGTGAAGCAATGTTCTTATTATTGGGAGGAACAGGGGTTGGTTATTCGGTTCAAACACATCATTGCGAACAATTACCTGAAATAAACAAACCAAACGATAAAAGAACAAGAAGGTACCTAATTGGTGATTCAATTGAAGGTTGGGCAGATGCAGTAAAAGCTTTGTTAGAATGTTATTTCAAAGGGTTATCTAGAATTCGTTTCGACTATAGTGATATTAGACCTAAAGGAGCAGTATTAGTAACATCGGGTGGTAAAGCTCCCGGTCCTCAACCATTAAGAGAATGTTTAGTCAAAATAGAAGGTATTTTATCACAAAAAGAAGATAATAGTAAACTAACGTCAATTGAATGTCATGATGTCATGTGTCATATGGCTGACGCAGTATTAGCGGGTGGTATAAGAAGAGCAGCTATGATTTCCCTCTTCTCTGCTGATGATGATGAAATGATTGCATGTAAAGCAGGTAATTGGTGGGAAAAAAATGCACAAAGAGGGAGAGCTAATAATTCAGCTGTATTAATGCGTCATAAAATTACTAAAGATTACTTTTTAAACTTATGGAAGAGAATAGAAGCTTCTGGATCAGGTGAACCGGGATTTTATTTCTCAAATGATAAAGATTGGGGTACCAATCCTTGTTGTGAAATTGGGCTAAGACCATACCAATTCTGCAATCTCACAGAAATTAATGCAAGTAATATAAAAGATCAAAAAGATCTCGAAGAACGAGCTCGAGCAGCAGCATTTATCGGTACATTGCAGGCTTCATATACAGACTTTCACTATCTTCGTCCTATATGGCAAAGAAACACAGAAAAAGATGCGTTATTGGGTGTCAGTATGACGGGTATAGGTTCAGGAGCAGTACTTAGCTTAAATTTAAAAGCAACAGCAGAAATAGTCAAAAAAGAAAATTCAAGACTTGCAAAAATTCTAGGAATAAACGAAGCAGCAAGAACCACTTGTGTTAAACCTGCAGGTACAACTTCACTAGTATTGGGTACTTCTTCCGGTATCCATGCATGGCACAATGATCATTATATTCGTAGAATTCGTGTCGGTAAAAACGAAGCACTTTATGATTACCTTCATCTAAATCATAGAGATCTAGTAGAAGATGAATATTTTAGACCACACGACACTGCCGTCATTGGTGTACCTCAAAGAGCACCAGACGGTGCAATTTATAGAACAGAATCAGCTTTACAATTATTAACTAGAATTAAAAAAATTACTGACGAATGGGTATCAAGTGGTCATAGAAAAGGTGCAAACAAACACAATGTATCAGCAACGATATCTATTAGAGAACACGAATGGACAGATGTGGGTGAATGGATGTGGGAAAACACAGCTTCATTTAACGGGTTATCTGTATTACCATATGAAGGGGGATCATATAAACAAGCCCCCTTTGAAGATTGCTCAAAAGAAACTTATGAAGCATTAATTAGTTCTTTAAAGAATGTAGACTTAACTCTTGTAAAAGAAAAAGTTGATGATACAGTCCTTTCTGGTGAATTAGCATGCGCTGGCGGGGCTTGTGAGATTTCATAGTGAAGAAATTAGCTAAAATCTTTTACTACCATAACGGATCAGGGGATGCAAAAGATGGTGAATTGCTATTTGACTGTATAAAAGAACAATATGATGTTATTATGCAAGATTGCCAAAACACTAATGAAAAAAAATATGAAAATGGGCGATTTTTATATGATTTTAAACAACCTGAATCTATAGACTTAGGTATTTTTAATAATGTCCATGGTAAACCAGACAATATAAAAAAGAAAATATTAATTCTAAATGAAGAATGGTTAAGTAAAAACGATTTAGAAGATCTAAAAGAATGTAAAAATTACTATGACTATGTTATTGTTAAATCGAAATATTCTAAAAAATTATTATCACCTTACCTTAAAAATGTAATAGTCTTACCCTTTTGGTCTATTGACAGATATAGACCAGCTAAAATAAAAAACCAAACACTTCATTTTGCTGGTTGTTCAATTCAAAAAGGAACAGAAATGTTGATAGATAATCCAAATATTACAGTACTTGATAGTACAAATAGATTTTCACATTTGACCAAATGCAATTATATTAATTATTATGTTAGCGATGAGGACCTTAATGAAATACTAAATTCATATAATTTACATTTATGCCCTTCTTTATACGAAGGTCACGGGCACTATATGTATGAATCTTTAAGTTGTGGAAAAAGTATTCTATGCTCTAAAATCCCTATGTGGGAAGAATTAATCGATCCTGATATGGTAAATTTTATAAACGTAAAAGAAGTAGACTTTGACGACAGATTTAATTATTTTCATGAAGCCGCGCGCGGCATTTGGCCTCTAAGAAAAGGATTTATTATTGACGAAGAGGAATTAAAAGAAAAAATCCAAGAACATAAAAAAGACAAGATAGATATGAAAAAACGCGAATACTGCCTACACATTAACAAAAAAAGAAGAGCAGCATTTAAAAATTTTTTACTTGACCTATAAACGGATTTATCTTATAATAACCGGAATGGATAAAGATCATCAATATGTTTTATGTTCTACAAGAACTGTCTTTAATGAATTAATACAAAGAATGTCTGGGTGGGAAAAAGACTACTGTCAGAATGATATTTTAGATTATTGGGATAAAAATCAATGGTGGGATTATGAACGAGGAGCCTACGTAATTATGAAAATATCAGATCTTGGTAAAGGTGATGTTGTAGCTGGGTGCGCGTATAACGTAATAGGAGATAATCTTCACATTAAAAGACTTTTTACTAGTACAGATTATAGAAAACAAGGTCATGCAAAAGATCTATTAGAACATACCTGGAGGCACTCTTTTTCATCTGCAAGATTTTTAAGAATGTATTGTGATAAAGACGCTATTCCATTTTATAAAAAATTAGGTTTCCGGTTTATTAACAAGCATGGTCAAGTGCGCTTAACTTACAATAAACATAACTACGCTTATGTATTACAACCTATGCTTTTTAGAGATATGGGTTTTACTCTTAAGCATTGTAAATCGTATAAAATGGAAAATCTTCTAGATGAACAAGATAAGACATTTATAAAATACGATTTTATATAAATAGATTTTGAAGGAGATATAAATCAATAGGTTCAAGGAGGTGGGTTGGCGGGAAAAACACTTGAATTCTCGAGGATGTGTGATTAAATATTGTTGTCATGAATAACTTATTAACTAAATTGACAGCAAGTCCACGGGCGGGACGGTACAGCCCATTATTCGAAATTTTTAATGATTTCGATCGCATTCTTACACCTGAATCTTTTTCTAACGATAATATTCGTTTCAATGAAAGTAAAGAAAACTTTCATGTAGAGATTGATCTTCCGGGTGTGAAGAAAAAAGACCTTAAGGTTACATACAATGAGGATACAAACGTTGCATATGTTGAAGCTAAGCGTACCATTACTTCTAAAACTGGTTCAAAAGAAGAAACATATACAAGGTCATTCCGATTGGACCCTTCGGATTTTGATGTAGACAAATTCGTTTCAAAACTTTCCGATGGTGTCTTAGCTATAACTGCTCCTCGAATAGAAGAGAAGGAACATAAAGTTATAGACGTTAAAGTCGACTAATAATCAGGTTTATCAAGGCGGCCTACGGGCCGCCTTTTCCTTGATTTTTACAGATTATATATTACAATATTTTCATGTTAAAAGACTGTATTGTTACCGCGGTCGAATTGGTTGAAAATTATCAACCAGAAGGTCAGGACACAAAATTAACAAGAAATTTTATACCGGAACATTATTTTACTGGTATAAAAAGTCTTTTAAATTTAGATAAAGAACTTTTAATTTATTGTAACAAATCTGTAGAAGAAGATATAACTAATGCTTTGAAAGACAAAGTACAGTCTTTACCAACATTTATTAATAAAACTTCAAAAGATATTAACCCCTTTTACGACGAAATATTTGAATATAGTAAGAAAATAATAGATAAAAACCCAACTGGTGTTTACTGTTGGAGTCCTATGCTTACAACAGCAAAGCTATTTTATATTTTAGATGCTATTAGTTTAAAATACGAAAGAGTTGTCTGGATGGATGCCGGGTTAAGTAACGAATCTTATATTCCCGAAGAGTGTGGTGGTACTTGGCATGATATAAAAGTACAAAATTGGGATAACTACTACCCTAAAAACGAAAATGATATTTTTAACCCAACTTTAGGAAAAAATATTTTTAAATTATTCGAAAAAACCAATAATTTTATGATAGGTTTACCTTATGTTGGAATAGAACCAGAATTATTCATTGAAAAATTTTGGGATACAAAAATTGACTATTGGTCTGCATCTGCAGGTTTGTTAGGGTTGACTGTAAGAAAGGCACATTCAATAAAACAAATGTATATTGGTGCAATAAAGTACTATTTATCCGAATATGATAGAATCTTTACTGAAATAGAACTTTTTACATTTTTAAATGTCTATTTCAATTTTGCCAAACTTACGTTTGCAAATTTCAACCCAACAAAAGAAAAAGGCAGCATATATGACCTTTTAAAAAACAAAATTAACTATGACGAAATACGCTTTAGCAATATTAACCTTTGAAAATAATATAGGATTTAAACTAGCAGCTTTAGATACATATTTGAAACATATTCCCGATAACATGGATATTTATTTCGTCTATGGTGGGAACATTTCACGTATGGTACACTGTAAAAGAGACGGGATATCTTATACAGATGTATATATTAAGACACCCGACAACATTTCCAACGTACACAAAAAATTATTTGGTTTTTTTAAAAAAATCATAAACAAAGATTATACTCACGCTCTAAAAATAGATGACGATACATTTTTATATAACGTGGATACCTTTTTAGAACACAAAATTTCCGGGGATTATGTGGGTAATAAGGTTTTGATAACCGATGAAGAGTTAATTAGAAATAAATTTTGTACTTTAAAAAATTATAAAATTAGAAAAGCATATCAAGGTGAATTACCAAACCAGTATTGTTCAGGAGAGTGTGTAATTTTTAGTAAAAAATCAATACAAACTATAATTTCTTATAAAGGAAAAGAAAAGTACGAAAAATTCTCTATAGAAGATGTCGCTATAGGAAACATTTTGCAAAAAAGCGGCATTAAAATAAACCCAAACAAATTTCTTAATTACGAACACCCGATTCAAATAGAAAAATTTTTTTACCTATATGATAAACATTACGTAAATGAACTTATACCCACATAATATACTAAAAGGAAGTAAAAAGACAATGAGTAAGACAGTAATATTAGTACCATGTAATGGGGGTATTGTTTTTAATGTTGACTGCAAACTCAGAGAATTAGAAAAAATGGGGTACGAAGTGTGGCGAACACCCGGATATTCGGCTATTGATCAATGTAGATCTAGAATGGCTTATGACGCTATATATCAAAGAGACTTTGAAGAATTAATATGGATAGACGGTGATGTGGATTTCGAAATAGAAGATATAAAAAAATTACAAAATAGTGAAAAACACATTATTGCAGGGGTTTACCCGTTTAAAGGCCACCCGGAATTGACTTTTGATCCTTTATACGACGACCAAGAAATTATTTTTGGAGAAGGTGGGGGTGTGTATGAAGTACATTGTGTAGCAACTGGATTTTTATACACGAAAAGAGACGTATACACACGTATGGTTGATGAATTAAAACTACCTCTTTGTAATACTAGTTTTGACTGCCCTAGCTATCCGTGGTTCAGACCTAACGTGTGGGAAGAAGGGGATAGACATTATTATCTCGGAGAAGATTTTTCTTTTTGCAAATATGCGAAACAATGTGGGTATGAAATTTATGTAGATAGCACTATAAAATTAACGCATTATGGGAAATACGGATACACATGGGAAGATCTTGCATATAAAAAGAAAAAAATTTCTAGTTTAAGATATTGTAAAAATTGGTCCAGTGATAAATAACTTTAACCATGCAGGCTGTTTGGTGGGCTACGATGTATGTGGTGGTACTTGTAGCTATTATATAGGTGGGCCTGCATGGTTTTTTTTGGCTTTAACCATATCATAGTTTTATGACAATAACCAATAAAGAACTTGCTCAATGGTTTGATACAACTTCTACGTTAATAAAGATATTAGAAGAATATAACGACAACAACCCACAAATAAATTTTGCCTCAGAAGCAGCTCGACTACAATTGGTTGAATTTCTCATAGAAAAAATTAAAGCTCGAGATAAAGAAGAACCTAAAGAAGAAACAGAAGAAGAAAAATGAAAGGTATAATTTTAGCTGGGGGTTCAGGGACAAGAGTTTATCCAAGCACAAAAGTTGTATCTAAACAACTTCTCCCAATTTACGACAAACCTACAATTTATTATCCTCTTTCAACCCTAATAAAATTGGGAATTAAAGAAATTATGATTATAACAAATGGGGTAGCATATAATCATATTTTAGATTTATTGGGTAAAGAATATCTGGGTATTAATTTTACATTTAGAATTCAAAAAAAACCAGCTGGTATAGCAGAAGCGTTAATTATAGCAGAAGAATGGCAAGGCGATAATGACGTTTGTTTAATTTTAGGAGACAACTTATTTACAGGTATAAAAAAGACCCCTTGGCCGGTAGAGTATGGAGCATGTATAACAGGTTATAAAGTCAAAGATCCTCATCTATATGGGGTAGTGTGTGTTGAAGAAAATAAACTGACAAAAATTAGCGAAATTATATCTATAGAAGAAAAACCCAAACATACAAATTCTAATTTAGCAGTAACTGGTATTTATTTTTATGACAATACTGCAGGAGAAAGAGCGCTAGCATTGAAACAATCTGACAGAGGCGAATTAGAAATAACTGATTTAAATCTCAGTTACATGGACGATGGCACTTTGTGGTTTAATGAACATGAGAGTAAATATGCATGGTTCGATACTGGCGACCCAGATGAAATGTTCGCTGCTACTATGTTTATTAAATCAATACAAGATAGAACAAATTGCATGGTTGGGTGTATTGAGTATGAAAGTTATAAAGCTGGAAATATAACACAACCACAATTTGAAAAAATTGTTAACGATATGCCTGAATGTTCATATAAACGAAAAATTAAACAAAGTTATTTTTAATGAAACGAGTTTTAGTAATAGGAGATAATTGTACGGATGTTTTTATTTACGGGAAAGTAAACCGGTTGTGTCCGGACGTACCAGCCCCGGTTTTTTCCCCTACCAAAACAATTACTGATAGTGGTATGGCTGGGAATGTAGTTAGGAATTTTAAATCATTAGGTTTAGATGCCGACTGTATGTTCAATGAAACTGAAATGACAAAAATTAGATATGTTGATGAACAAACCAACCATACATTTTTAAGAGTAGATGAAGGGGATAAGGCGGAACCTTTTGGATCTAGTCCTGAAGTAATAAACTATGATTTTGAACCGGGGGAGTGGGATGCAATTGTTATATCAGATTATTGTAAAGGGTTTGTTACTGAAGAACTAATTCAATTTTGTTGCGAAAAAAACCCTAACGTTTTCATTGATACAAAAAAAGTATTAGGAGATTTTTGCAAAAAAGCAAAAATAATTAAAATAAATGAACCTGAATATAATGATTTAAAAGGTAAAATAAACGAAAAAGATTGGGAAGAAAAACTTATTGTTACACTTGGTAAAGATGGGTGTAGATGGAAAGGTGCAGTTTATTTAGTAGACCAAGTTGAAGTGTTTGACTTATGTGGTGCTGGAGATTCTTTTTTAGCTGCTTTAGTGTTTCACTATCTTGAAACCGGCTGTATAATGGAATCAATATTTTTTGCTAATGATATGGCCAGTCAGGTTGTACAAAAAAGAGGCGTAGTTGCTTGTTTTTCACGCACCAATGAAGAAGGTATAGAAGATTTAGTTAAAAAAATCAATGCTTAAAATTAAAGAAAAAAATCTTATACAATTTACTAATTTGGTAAATGAGTGTTGCTCAGTAATCGATGATGAATATGTAGAAAAATTTTTAACTACACCGCATAGTTATTTCAACAAAGAAACCCCCCTGGAGGAGTTTAATCAGTTTGGAAACGAAAAAATATTAAGACTTTTATACTTCATTGAGATAGGGGAAGCAGATATATTTGAAAATCAAAACGATTAGAATTTGCCGATGTGGTGGAATGGTAGACACGAGAGACTTAAAATCTCTTTTCCGTTAGGAAGTGTGGGTTCAAGTCCCTCCATCGGTACCATTTTAAATGAAGCTCCAGTAGCTCAATTGGATAGAGCATCTGCCTTCTAAGCAGAGGGTTACTGGTTCGAGTCCAGTCTGGAGTACCATTTAATACAGGTAAATGCGGCTTCTCTCCTTAGTTCTCTCTTATTTTTTAATGGGTTATATGTATTCACTTGATTCTAGGGGTAAAATATTATAATAACAATATATGAGCGATAAGATTCCTTATTCAAAAGTCAACAAAACCGCGGTTACCAGCAAAAAAGCAACAACCAAAACTAAAAATGTTACCCCTGTTAACAGGTCTGCTGGAAAAGGGGATAGTCCAAGA